GAAGCTACAACATTTACTACAAATGCTGCCTTATCAGCTAGGAGTACTACCGTACCAGATACTGTAGGAGATTCTGATGGTATAACTTTTAATTACATGGCATCTAATGCAACTAATAAACCAACTGGAACAGACCACTCATTAATGACAATGTCCTATGGGCCCAAATGGCAAACTCAAATAGCTCAAGATTGGCGTAATGATGGTCGTTTATATATTCGTGGTCAAAATGATGGAACTTGGAGTAGTTGGCACCAAGTATATTCTGAAGATGATACTATTCCAACAAGTAATACAGCTGCAAAAGTAACTTCGATAGTTGCTGGAGCTGGTATTGATGTAAATTCAGCAACAGGAGCTGTTACGGTAACAGCAGAAACTGCAGCAACAAATAATCCAGGAGTTGTTGAGTTGGCAACTACTTCCGAAACCACTACAGGTACAGATGCTACAAGAGCAGTAACACCTGATGGGTTGAAAGATGGTTATCAAGGTTCAACAAATGTAACCACATTAGGTACAATCGGAACTGGTACTTGGCAAGGTTCAGCAATATCAACAACATATATTTCAAATACAAGTGGAACAAACACAGGTAACTCACAAACTACTTGGAATTATACATTAAATGGTAGTAGTGGTGCTAGTGTTTCACATGGAGAAACAGTAAACATTGATGGTGGTAATGGTATTGAATTTTCAGAAAATTCAGCAAGAGATTTTGAAATAAGTTTTGCTACACCAACTACATTAAGAAATACATCACTTAAAATTGGTAGAGATGCACATAACCAAATTCATTTCAATACCGATAATATGATTAAGGTAGAGGTTAATAATGTAGAAGATGAATTTAGATTTGCATCTGGTGGTGATTTCCATGCTGATGGTGATGTTATTGCTTATTCATCCACAACGGCTTCTGATAAAAAATTAAAAAAGAATATCACAAAAACAAAATATGGATTATCTGAGGTATTAAAACTACAAGGTCGTGAATTTGATTGGAAACAAAAAGATAGAGGACATGATGTTGGGTTTATTGCACAAGAAGTACAAGAAGTAATACCTGAATTAGTTAAAGAAGTAACATCTTTAAAAGATAAAGGAACACACTTGACTGTAAATTATGAAAAATTAGTTCCTGTATTAGTAGAATCTATTAAAGAATTGAAAGAAGAAATCAACGATATTAGAAAAAAATGTGATTGTTTGAACAAATAAGTTTATATTTATATATGATAATTAAATTAAGTTATAACAACATAAAGGAGTTATTGAAATGGCAAAAGAAACAACAAATGAGATAAAGTTTACAGATGAAGAACTAACATCTCTTAGTGAGTTGAGAGAAACATATCAGGCAGTTCAAAATGACTTTGGTGTACTTAAAGTACAGAAAGTTTTATTGAATCAACAACTTGAAAATCTTGAGAAATCAGAAGGACAAGTTGAAACTAAGTATGTGGAAACCCAACAAGCCGAACAAGAACTTGTGAAATCTCTTAATGAGAAGTATGGGCCAGGTAATCTTGACCCACAGACTGGAGTTTTCACACCAGTTAGTACAGATTAATAAAAAAAATGACCTATCCCATGTATTTTGGGAAATGTAAATGATATTTATTACTCGAAGTATATCGTTCCGATATATAAGGAATTAATAACATTAGTTAATTAGGAGAATAACTATGGCTGAAAGAATAGTAAGTCCTGGAGTTTTTACAAGGGAAAAAGACTTATCTTTCTTACCACAAGGTATAGCTGAAATTGGAGCAGCAATTATCGGTCCAACTAAAAAAGGACCGGCATTTGTTCCTACTCAAGTAACAAGTTTTGCTGAGTTTCAAAATATCTTTGGTGAGTTAGATACTCGTTTTTATGTACCTTATACAGTACAGGAATACATTAAAAATGCACCGACAGTAACAATTGTTCGTGTATTAGGTTTAGGTGGATATCAGTCAAGTACAGTTAGATTAGAAGTATCAGCTTCAGCAGGGAATGTTTATAAAACTGTTGCAGTTTTAAAACCATCAAGAAAATCACCAACATTAGATTTAGGCGGACCAACATCTGCTTCTGTCGATGCTAGTGCTGATTGGAATGCTACTGAACTAACGATTGGTACTAATAGTGCGATTACCGTATCTTTTGATACAGGTTCTGCAAACTATATTACCAAAGTATTTGGAACAGACCCACAGACCACAAATCATGATGTATATGTTTACAATCAATACAAACATACAACATCAACATCAGGTTTTTCTGCTACAAATGATGTGAGAATAGTAAGTGCATCGAGTGGTGAAGATTTTACACACGATTATGCAGTTGCTACAACACCTTACATTGTATCTCAGTTAAGTGCTGGAAGTAGAAAAAACCTATTTAAAGTTAATACTCGTTCACATGGAACAAATGTAAACGATGATTTCAAAATCGCTATTGCAGATTTAACTGCAGCTGGTTCAGTACCAGGTAGTGATTATGGTTCATTTGCATTAAGAGTATTAAGAAACAATCCTGGTGAAAACAACGATGGTGAAGTTCTTGAAGAATTTCCAAATCTGAACTTTGACCCAGATTCAATAAATTTTGCACCAAGAGCAATTGGTGATAGATATGTAACAATCGATACGGAAGGCAAACTTACCTACAATGGTGATTGGCCAAACAAATCTGTTCATGTTTATCTAAGTGATTATGAAGCAAATCTTGAGGGAATAGATGAATCTCTAATTCCACATGGTTTCGCAGCAGCATCTAATCCAATTCTTGGAACAACATCCGTACCAAGTGGTTCATTCAAGACGGGACAAACTACAACAAATGGTGTGTTTGACCAGAATGTATACTATGGTTGGGATTTCACAAACGAAGATAACAAACAATATCTTGCTCCATTACCTGCAAGTTCAGGTACTGGTAATAATGCTGTATTCTCACTTGAGAATATGGATGGACATGCTGATGCAAGTTCAATAGGAGCTGATACATACTCAGATGCTTCTGAGAAAATCACTCTTGCATTATCAGCAAAAGCACAGAGAAAGTTTGTTGTACCATTTCAAGGTGGATTCGATGGTGATAATCCAACAACCTTAAAGGCTACTGGTACTAATATTGCGGCAAACAATACTCAAGGATTCGATTGTAGTGGAGCTAACGCTAGTGGTTCTGTTGCTTTCAAGAGAGCTATTAATGCTATCTCAAATCCTGATGAGTTTGATATAAACTTATTAGTAACACCTGGTATTATACATGAGTACCATAATTCAGTTACGAATCATGCTATCAGTAAAGTTGAAGCTAGAGCAGATGCTTTCTATGTAATGGATGGTTCAAGATGGGGTAGAAGTGTAACGAATACTATTTCAGATATTCAAACACTTGATACCAATTATGCGGCTGTATATTATCCCTGGGTTAAAGTACTTGATTCAGTTAAAAATAAACCAATGTGGGTTCCACCATCAGTTGTGTTACCTGGCGTGATTAGTTTCACAGACCAAGTAGCTCATGAGTGGTTCGCACCAGCTGGTTTAAATCGTGGTGGATTAAGTTCTGTGTTAGAAGCAAAAACAAGATTAACTCATACTGAAAGAGATGACCTCTATGAAGCAAGAGTTAATCCAATTGCATCTTTCCCTGGACAAGGTGTTGTTGTCTTTGGACAAAAAACACTTCAAGGAAAACCATCTGCACTTGATAGAATCAATGTAAGAAGACTATTAATTAGACTTCGTAAGTTCATTGCAAGTTCTTCAAGATACTTGGTATTCGAACAAAACACTGCTGCTACTCGTAACAGATTCTTAGGAATAGTTAATCCATTCTTAGAATCAGTACAATCGAATAGTGGTTTAAGTGCATTTAAAGTAGTAATGGATGATTCAAACAACACACCAGATGTTGTTGATAGAAATCAGTTAGTAGGACAGATATTTATCCAACCTACAAGAACTGCTGAGTTCATTGTACTTGACTTCGTAATACAACCAACAGGAGCAGCATTTCCTGAATAAGTTTAATTTATAATTTGACTTATAATAAAAAACCCCAGACAATTTGTTTGGGGTTTTTTGTTTTTAGGAGGTAACTATGATAATTAATTCATTATAAGTCCTTTTTCTTATTTATCTTATATCTAAATATAACACTAAAACACTATACAAGTCAAGTCTTTTTTTTAAAAACTTCTAAAAAACTTCTAAGAAGTAGGTAAAAAAGATACCTATGTAGATTCATTTTTTTTCAAAAATTGATATTTATTAATGTATTGAAAAGAGTAACGGCAAACTTAATAGGAGAAACATAATGGCCGATATATTAACAACAGACGAAATATTTTTCACACCGTTTGAACCTAAAACGAAAAATCGTTTTGTGATGTACATTGACGGAATACCATCATATTTTGTAAAAACTGCAAATAGACCTAATATTACATTTGAAGAGATTGAATTAAATCACATCAATGTTAAAAGATACCTAAAAGGTAAAGGAACTTGGGAAACATTAGAAATAACTTTATACGACCCTATTGTACCATCAGGTGCTCAGGCAGTAATGGAATGGGTAAGATTACACCACGAATCAGTAACAGGTCGTGATGGATACTCAGACTTCTACAAGAAAGAAATTACATTTAATATGTTAGGGCCAGTTGGTGATAAAGTTGAAGAGTGGATATTAAAAGGTGCATTTATTCAATCAGCAAATTTCAATGATTTAGATTTTGCTAATGGAACAGATGTTGCTGATATCACTTTAACACTTCGTTACGATTACGCAATACTTTCATACTAATAGTTCAATAACAGATTCTTAGGAATCACAGGAGGAGACATGAGCATGTGGGAAATTTTCAAAGATGACAATGAGTACAATGAGAAATCAATAATTGGTTTCGGTGCATTCACAATAATGGTTATTTTTGCAGGTGCAGATGTTGTTACTGGTATCATGGGTAAAGATTTAGTTATCAATGATGTAGTATACAATTCATTCCTATTCACTACTTTAGGTAGTTTCGGTATAGCTGGAGCAGAAAAGGTGTTGGGAAATAAAAAATAAAATAAATTCGTTTTTACGAAAGTTACAACATAGTTATATACATATGGTTTTAAATTCAATTCATAGGAGAAAATAATGGCTGATAACCAATACGCTTTCCCTACTGAAACACTATCTTTACCATCAAAGGGATTACTATATCCTGAAGATAGTCCATTAAGTAGTGGAACAATCGATGTCAAATATATGACAGCAAAAGAAGAAGACATTTTAACATCAACAAATCTAATCGAAAGAGGTACGGTGATTGATAAACTTTTAGAAAGTGTAATCGCAGACCCTAAAGTTAAGATAGATGATTTATTGATTGGTGATAAGAATGCTCTGATGTTAGGTGCGAGAGTGTTAGGATACGGAAAGAATTATGTAGTAAACATAACCGACCCTGATACATCGTTAGAGGTTGAACACACATTCGACTTATCTGCCTTAAAGACTACGAAATTTGATGAAAAATTATTCAAATCAGGTAAGAATGAATTTGAATATACATTACCAAACACTAAACGAGTAATAAAGTTTAAACTATTAACTCATAAAGATGAGAGAGAAATAGATACAGAGTTAAAGGCACTTAAGAAACTTACAGAAGTTACTGGTGTTTCTAATGAATTAACCACAAGGTTAAAGAAACAGATTATTGCTATCGATGGTGAAACTGATAGAAAAAAGATTGAACAATTTATCAACAATCAATTTCTTGCTCTTGATTCAAAAGAGTTCAGAAAGTATTATGATAGTCTTTCACCTGATATCGATTTTAGTGTTGAGTATACAAGTCAAATAGGAGAGCCCCATACGGTAGACATACCAATAGGGGTTAGGTTTTTTTGGCCTGACGCCAGAATATAAAAAAATTCTGCACGAGGAAATATTCAGTTTAATTAATTACGGAAATGGGTTTACTTTTTCCGATGCATATTCTTTGCCAGTTCATTTGAGAAGATTCTATCTCAAACAATTAATCGATGCCAAGAAAAAAGAAAATGAGCGAATAGATAAGGCTCAAAAGAAATAAAAATCTTAAAACTTGATATTTATTAATGATTAAGAAAGTCTATTCAGGAGTTTAAAAATGGCAAAAAGAAAAATAACAGTTGAGGGTTTCTTTGATAAAATAAGAAAACACCTACAAAAGAACCTTGATGATAGGTTAGCTAAAGAGTTAGATGACATATTAGATAATCCATCAAAAGATGTTCGTAAAGCCGCAGTTCAAGCCACAAAGGCAACTATTGAACTAAATAAAGCTATCGAAAGATATAAAAAATCACAAAAATAGTATAATAAAAAGTGTTACATTTAATTTCATAAAGTATGGATAACTAAATGGCCGTGAACCTAAACGATATAAAGAAAGCTGCAAAAGCTCGTACTCAAGCATTTCAACAAGAAATGTCCGAAATCGAGAAGGTCAAACTTGTCCGAAATCAAATAAAAGATATAGATAAAGAAATTGCTGCATTGGCAGTGGAGTATAATGGAGCAGTTGGTAAGGCTAAAGAAAAGGCATATGAAGCACTTAAGGCCAGAAAGAAAGAAAAGAGTGAGATAAAAGATACTATTACTATGTTATCTGATGAGGCAGAAACTTACGATACTATTACTAAGAGAATGGATAAGATGAGTAAATCATCTCGTGATATTTTAGGATTTAGTGAAAAGAGAAGCTCGATAGAATTTGCGGCAGGTGAGGCCGCTAAGAAAGCAGCTCAAGGTAATGAAAAAGTTGCTGAGGTGATGAATGATATAATAGGAATTCAATTAGATTCATTAGATATATCATCACACAAAAATTTATTAGCTTATGATGAAGATGCCGCTTTAGAAGCCATTCGTAATACAAGACAAGAAATAGCTATCTTAGAAGAAGATGGTGTTAAGGCTAATGAAGAAGAATTAAAGTTATTAAACGACCAAGTTAAGGCGGCTGAGAAATATGTTGATGTTGCTGGACAACTTTCTAAAGAAGCAAAAGAACAGAAAAATGCTTTCGATAAATTACACGAAAATAGTATGGCCTTTGTAGACCAATTAGAGGGTGGAGTAGCAGCGGGTAAGGCTATGATAAAAGAATTAATCAAAAATCCATTAATGGCAATGGTTGCGGCAGCCGCAGCTCTTGGTAAAGCTATGGTGATGATTGCTGAACAATCAGCGGAGTTCAGAGATAATGTGGGATTATCTATAACACAATCTCAAAAGTTAGTACAGACTATGAAGTTGGCTACACTTGAATCTAAATTATTAGGATATAATTTGGCGACTGGTGCTGGTGCACTTGTAGACCAATTTGGTAATTTAGACCAAGTAAGTTCAAAGAATTTAAAAACATTCGGTAGAATGGAAAAGATATTAGGAGTATCACAAGAGAGTTCAGCTACTTTATTCATGTCATTACAGAAAGTAGGTGGTGCAAGTGAAGAGGGTGCCATGGCACAGATGGCAAGTTTAAAAGCTTTAGGTGAGGCCAACAATATACCAATAGGTAAGTTGTTTGACGATATGGCTTCATCATCAGAAGAGATTGCGGCATTCGGTGGAACTAATTTAACCAATATGAAACGAGCAGCAGTTGAAGCTCGTAGAATGGGAGTTAATTTAGGAACCACAATGAAGATTGCTGATTCCTTATTAGATTTTGAATCTTCTATCACAAACGAGATGGAAGCTTCTATGTTGATTGGTAAACAATTAAACTTCAACAATGCTAGAAGATTAGCTCTTGAGGGTGATGTTGCAGGTGCCGCTAGAGATGTGGTGAAACAAATCGGTGGACAGGCTGAATTTAATAAATTAAATGTAATACAAAGAAGAAAACTTGCTGAATCAATTGGTGTATCAGTAGATGAATTAAGTAAGTTGGCTAGTGGTAAAGTTGAATTTAAACAACCAAAAGACCCTAATGCTCCATTGATATCTTCAAATGAAATGATAAGAGTTGCTATAGAAAAATTAATAATTGCAATGGGAGTTCTTGGTACAGCATTTCTTACATATGCCGTATTATCAAAATTTAATTTAGGTGGAAAGTTATTAGCTAAGTTAGGAATGGGTGGTGCAAAAGTTGGTGCTACAGCTATGAAAGGTGCTGGAGTAGCAGGTGATGTTGTTAAGGCTGGTAGTAAAATAGTCACTAAGGCTCCAGCAGGTGGAATGAAAGTTGCTGGTAAGTTTTACAAAGGTGGACAATTCATACCAAAGGCCGCTGCCGCAACCGCCAAAACGGTTGATGTGGCAACTGATGTGGCTAAGACTGGTAGTAAAACCGCTGGTAAGGCGGCAGCCAAAACATTAGGAAAATCAGCAATTAAAAAGATACCACTTCTTGGATTATTAGCAAGTGGAGTATTTGCCGCTGGTAGAGCTATGAAAGGGGATTTTGCTGGGGCTGGATTAGAACTTGCAAGTGGAGGTGCAAGTTTGTTACCAGGAGCTGGAACAGCCGCTTCGGTAGGAATAGATGCATTATTATTAGCTAGAGATTTAAAAAGTAAAGATACTGTAAAAGAACAAAGTGCTGAGATAAATGATTTACAATCACAATTAGACCAACAGGCTGAGATAAGTAATGCTGCATCTCAGATGGATGCTGAAACATCATTGTTTATGGAAATGTTGAAACAACAAGGATTAAGTGCTGAGGCTCAGAAAGAGTACAATGCAAAATCATTAGATTTATTACAAGAAGTAATTAACGAAGAAAAGGCTACAAGGAAGGCAGTAAACGAACTACCAGATGGTTAAGGGATAGATTATGGCATTATTTGATAAAGTAAGTGATATAACAGAATTTAATTGGCAAAGAAAAGTCGGTAGAACTGATGAAACCAACCAAGATAATTTACCTGCAAACACTACTGCTAATAAAAAATTAGAAGATAGGTTGGGTGAAGTTGATGACCAGTACGAAAAATTTAATGGTAACAAAGGATTAAGAACAGGTAATCTTGGGTTCGATGAACCATTTATTGTAAAAGAAGTAGGTGATGGGTATGATAGTGCTAAGTTTGATGATGGGATATTCAGAGGTGGATTAGCATTGAATGTAGTTAGAGCGGCTGAAGATGTTACAAGATTGGCCAAATGGACTCTAACATCTAAAGGAGTTCTTTTTAATCTAAAACAATTTGCACTACAGGCTCAAAATCCAATAGGTGAAAATAGAATATTTAATCCAGGTGGTATATTTGGTTCTGCCATACCTGGTATACATTTACCACGACACACTAACGGAACCTTTCTTGATTTCCAAGACCCACCAAAGTATCAAACTGATAAAGATGGTAACAATAGAAAGATGCCTGAAACTGATGAGGATGCAGGAATATTTGGAGCTATAGGTGGAGCATTAGGAATAGGTGGTGCGAGAAAAACAAATAGATTACTTCAATTATATGATTCAAGGATGATAAAGGGTGAGGGTTCAGCTGGTAGAAATCCAGTTATTGGTGCACTTGGATTAGGTAACCAAGAATTTGAAGACCCTAAACGAGTAGTTGATAGTACATTAGGGCCTTATGGTGGGCCTTTAGAGGAAGAAACCAATCAATTTGGTTTCAGAAATGATACTCATGATGAATTAAGAGATTTTAATGGAAGTGCTATAACTGATGGTAGAGGACAAAGTAATATTCCACAAGGTAGTTTAATTGACGCAATAAAGAATGGATATGAAACACAGGCAAATGCTGAAGTTGTAGGATTTCAAGGTCAGAACGATGATGAAACTGCTCAAAATGCAGAAGATTATAATCTTGGTAAAGGAAAGGTTGCTTATCGAGGTGGTTTATATTCAGTAGGAGTATCAAATCAATTACAAGTTCCTTATGGTGGTAAGTTTGATAATATTGGATTTGCAAATACCGTAAATAACAAATTACCAAAAGATTTTATTAAGTTTAGAATTAGAGATGCTGTGAATGGTAAGTGGATAGTATTTCCTGCTCATCTTGGAACAATCACAGATACAATTACTCCTGAATGGAGTACAGAAAGATATATCGGTAGACCTGATTCAGTACACTTGTATAGTGGTGCTTCTCGTAGTGTAAGTTTTGATTTTAAAGTTGCTGCTTTTAGTAAACAAGAAATACCAATCATTCAAGAAAAGATGAATGCTTTAGTTGGATTGGCTTATCCAACATTTAAGAAGATACTTAGTGGGGATGATGAAGAAAGACCAGTAGCACCATATGTTTATTTAACTATTGGTGATTTATTTAATAACACACCAGGTTACTTTAATAGTATCACAGTAACTATGGAAGAAAATTCTAATTGGGAAATTGATGAGGGATTACAAATACCACATTACTTCTCTGTATCAGTAGAGTTTGTTCATGTAGGTAAATACTTACCGAACACATTAGGTAAACACTATGATGTTCCACACCTAAAAGATTTTGGAGTGGGTAATGGAAACAATGGTGTATTTGGAAAGAATGACCCAAGAGATGGAACTACAAGTAGACCTGATATGCAAAAAGCTACAGACCCTAAACATTGGAGTAAGGGAGTTTATACAGACTAATGAGTAGATATAAATACACAGAAATACAGAACGATAAAGTTAATAAGAAAAAAGTATTAACTACAACACTATATCCTGATATCGAAAGTAAAGATAGTGATGTAATCTACTATGCAAAATTTGATGATTCGTTGATGACTTTGGCAAATAAATTTTATGGAGACCAAACTTTATGGTGGATTATTGCAAGAGCAAATAACTTTCAAGGTAGAACTAAGTTCACAGTCGGACAGAAATTAGTTATACCGATGGATATTGGTGATGTAGTAAAACAATTAAATAAACTTAATACCAATGTTTGAATTTAAACAAATAGATAAATTCGTTCAAAGGAGTTTATATAACCGAATAGATGCATTGAATCGGAGTGGTGAATTTACACCATTAGAACCTATGAGTGATGGTTTTAATGCAATGGATTTCCTAACAAACGCCTGTTGGGCTAGAGTAACATCAGCTATACATGGAGTTGATGGTGATGGTAAAAAGAAATCAGAATTATTTAGGTTATCAAGTGCATTTAAAGATGGACAACCACTTAATAAACCATTAGCCTCTCAAGATAGTTTATACACAAATAATCCTGATACAACATTTAGACCACATAGTGGTATCCAATCTATTAATACTACATATAAAAGTAATTATGGTATACAAGAAACTACTATTACTTGGAAGTTTTGGGATATAAATAAATTTCAAGAATATGAATCTGCTTTACTAAAACATGGTAGGACTGTGTTTGTAGAATTTGGTTGGTCAAACAATAAAGAAGTAGATATAAAACCAGATGTTATTAATGATGAGGAAGAGTTTTTAAAATCATTTAAATCAACAAATTTAAAAATAAAAAGAGCTGGTGGTGATTATTATTGTACCATTGGTAAGATTACAAATTTTGATTACAAGATAAATCCAAATGGTGGATTTGATTGTACCACTACAATAGTTTCTATTGGTGCGGATTTATTTAAAAGTACTATTGATGAGAACTTAAATAGTAAAGTAACTGAGATACAAGATTCTAATTTAAAAAAACTTGAAGATGCTTATGCTAACTCTAATTTTTATTTTGAGAAGTTCATGGAAAATCTTGATAGTAATATTAAACTGGCAGTTAAGAATGGTGATGCAGGAGTGTATCATAATGGAGAAAAGGGTTATTGTAATTGGGCTTGGTTCGAAGATATCGTATTGAGTTCTTTCTTTGGATTTAAAACAGAAAAATTTATAGTAACTGAAGACCCATCTAATCCTAATAAAAATGTAAAGACGGATGCTGGTGAATTATCAACACAAATATTAAGTAGAAATTTAAAATATAGAGTAGATGGTGATGGTAAAATAGTTGGTACAGATGTAGAAAATTCACTTTGTAGATATGGTAAGTATACATTTACAATTAATAAAGATGTTATATTACCAGGTCGTATACCAGGTAGGATTAAAGTTAATGGTAATAATGCACTAAGAGGTGATATTGGTAGATTGATGAAGAAGAAACTTGGTGGAACAGATGCTTTCAAAGATTATATACATTTGTTTGAAGATTTTGAAAAAATAAATCAAAGATTTCCAAAATTTAAACATCCTGATAAAGATAAAGGTATTATACGAAACATGGTGTTTAGTTCAGATTATCTAAAACACTTTTTTAGTTCTGTTAATAACCTTGAAAATGCTATGAATAGTTTTTGGGGTGCTGTGGCTTCATTGTACGGAGGATATTGGAACTTTGAGATGGTTGTTGATGTAAATAATACTGGTAAAATTGGTATGGTGGATAGATTTGAAACTGAGGGTAGGGTTGCTGATAACAATCCTGAAGTTCGTGAAGATTATACAAGAGATAAGGCAAAGGCAAAAGCATTCTCTAATGATGATGAGGGTGCCGTAGATACTTTTATGTTCTCTAATTATGGGAAACATTCTTTATTTAAAGATTTTAGTGTAAATGTAAATCTATCATCTGAGATGGCAACTATGGCATTATATCATAGTAATAAAAAACTATCTACTAATCCAAATAGTACTACAAACAAACCAGAAGATAAAGGTGCTAAAATACTTGGTGAACTACAAAACGAGGCAATACGAGCTACTCAAGATGGTTCAGATATAACACCATTCGAAGATATATTAGTGCATGATGTTTCTAATCCTTTTATGAAAGGTGAGATGCAAAAGTATAAAACTAAAGTTAGTAATAATCCATCAGCCAAAGATGTTCTTGATGCACAATCTGGTGATACTAAATTAGAAAAAGTAAAACCATCACAAAAAGTAAATTTTGGTGATAAAAATAAATCTGAATTAGATGAAGAACTTAATAACTTAAGAGCAGATGAAGAAACAGCAAATGAAACAAGTGAACCATTTGATGGGTTAACATCCTTTGATGTTGATAATCCAGATAAGAATGGATTGATATGGAATTCAAATGGTACTATGATTGCATCTTATGAAAGAACTTTACTTTACTTTATGAATAAAACACTACTATCTGATATGGAAGTAGACCCAATAGTACCCGTTGAAGTTTCATTCAGTATGCCAGGTATTGGTGGTTTAGATTTATTTGATATGTTTGCAGTGGATTATTTACCTGAAACATATAGGAAATATGCTTTGTTCCAAATTAAATCACAAGAACATACTATTGATACTACAGGATGGACAACCAATATTACAGGTATCATGAGAGTAGATATGCAAAAATTAGTAAAACAAAAAGGAAAGATTACGGAACCTGAGTTCAAAGAAGTTTCTGGTGAAGAACAAGTAGATTTTGTACAATTCACCATTGATTCAGAAAAAGACCGAGATGCCGAAGAAAATTAGTATTTTGAGGATTTAATTTAATATATATTATAAATGGTTATAAATTTTCTAAAGAGTATAGTTCAATCTTTGTATTTAAAAATATGGTTAAGAACCACAAGTGGAAAAGAGTACGCTAAGAAATACAAACGAAGAAGAAAAATGGAACTTGCACAAATATTAAAAGGAGAAAAAAATGAAAATTGATGTATTAGATAAAGGATATATAGAATTAGTAGATACACTTGGTGATGATTTAACACCTGTAAATGCTGCTCGTGTATCATTTGGTGGTAGGAGTGATAAATTTGAAAATAAAGATAGAAAATTATCTAAGTTTTTAATTAAACACAAACACTTTTCACCATTTAGACATCAACATGGTATGTTCATTATTAAAGCACCTGAGTTTGTGATGAGACAATGGTACAAACATGTCGTTGGTATTGAAACTACATCATCTCATGTAACAAAAGACCATGCTTGGAATGAGATTAGTGGTAGGTATGTTCCATATGATGAATTTTATGAACCAACAGAGTTCAGAAAACAAAGTGATGATAACAAACAGGCGAGTGATGGGTTAGTTGATAATCAAAAAGAGATGAAACAATTATGGACTATCTCTCAAATGAATTCCATTTCTGCCTATAAAGAAATGTTAAAGAGTGGTATGGCCAAAGAACAAGCTCGTAGTATATTACCACTTACAGTTTATACAAAGGTATGGTGGACGGCATCATTTCAAAGTGTTATGAATTTCATTGAGTTAAGAGATGAACCAACATCACAAGTAGAAATTCAAGAATATGCTAAGGCATTGAAAGAAATTATGTTAGAGAAGTTTCCTGAAACAACAAAACTATGGAGTGAAATATACTTAGATTGATGACAGGTTGGATACTATATAAAAGAGATATTAAGGAATCATACGAAACTCAGAGATTAGTTGAAGAGTTTGAAAAACAAGATATAAAAGTTCGTGTGGTTAATCCACAAGATGTAGATATCTATGTGGATAGGGATGATAGAAAAAGTATTCGTGTTGATGGTAAGGCGAGAGCATTACCTGATTTTGTAATACCAAGAACTGGTAGTGGAACAACCTATTTTATAAAGGCAATTATTCGTCATTTAGAGAGGTTGGGAGTGATACTTATTAATGGTAGTGAATCTATTGATGCAGTTAAAGATAAGTTATACTCACAACAAATACTTGGACAATCAAATCTACCTGTACCTAAAACACTATTGGTGAAACATCCAATCGATGTTGAGTTTATTGAAAGTAGTTTAAACTATCCAATTATTGTTAAAACATTAAGTGGTTCATTTGGTGCTGGTGTATTCTTAGTTGAGAACAGAAAACAATTAAAACAATTGATGAGAATGGCCGAGATAACTAAACCAAGTTATAACATTATTATTCAAGAGTTTATTGAAGATTCATATGGAAAAGATTTAAGAGTATTTGTTTTGAATGGTAAAGTAGTGGGTTGTATGATGAGACAATCTACAGATGATGATTTTAGAGCAAACATCACAAGAGGTGGTGAGGGTATTCCTTATCAAATTACAGAAGAGATTGAGTTCTTAAGTGGTGAGTGTGCAAGATTATTAAACTTGGATATAGCAGGTGTTGACCTACTATTTAATGATGGTGGTTATAGTATCTGTGAAGTAAATTCATCACCTGGTTTTGAGGGGATGGATAAGTTCTGTAAAACAAACATTGCAGAACAAATAGTTACTTATGTAAAATACAAATTGGGTTAAATGGTTATAGTAAATTCTAAAGAGAAGTGGGTTTCATTACAAAAAAGAATGAAAACTCAACACTTCGTTTATCTACAGATATTATCGGATGCAAACAAACATCCTAAACAGAATCGTGTGTCTTGTTTTCTTATCGTAACACCATTTGAAAAGTATATTGTTCCTGTAAATCATAATGAGAAGTGGGGAACTATAGAAAAGTTTGATGTAGATGATAGTAAAGTATGTGTGGGTGATATGAAATCATTTAAACATAATTCAATGATTGAGTGTGATGATATATTTGGATTAATAGATTTGAATTGGTGCCATTATATGAAAACAAATGAACCATATGATTTTGATAAACATCTAACAAATGCACATCATCATAATTACAGAGTACACTTTGAAAAGGATAATGTGAATGATATTATTCCTTTGGTAAAACATGGTGAGTATCTTTCAAATGTTGCAGATGAATTGATGGGTTATGTTGAAGATTGTGATTACTATGACCAAAGTATCTTAGAAGTTTTATCTGATGTAGAGAGTAATGGAATACAAACTACAGATGGTATTGTGTATTCAGAATATAATCCATACACAAGTACAGGTAGACCATCAAACAGATTTGGTGGTATGAACTTTGCAGCTTTGAATAAAAAAGATGGTAGTAGAAAGAAGTTTATTAGTAGATTCGATAATGGTGTATTGGTTGAATTTGATTATGATGCATATCATCCAAGATTGATTGGTGAGAAAATAAACTATGAATTTCCTAAAGGTAATGTACATCAACACCTTGCAGATACTTATGGTTTAAGTTACGAAGATGGTAAAAAATTAACATTTAAGTACTTATATGGTGGAATATCTCAAGAAATTAAAGATAATCCTTTCTTTAGTGAGGTAGATGTGTATATAAAGGACTTGTGGAGTAAGTGGAAAGCTAATAAAATCATCAAATCTGATATTTATAATAGAGTGATAAGTAAAGAGAATTTACCTGATATGAATCCTAATAAGTTATTTAACTATATGATTCAGTTGATGGAGACAGAACATAATATTAATATATTAGATGAGTTTTTCTTTTATATGCAAAAGGAAACTTTTAAGAGTAAACTAATTCTCTACAATTATGATGCTTTTTTGTTTGATTTTGATTACAAAACTGATGGGTTAGAATATCTCAAGAAAGTAAAGAATATTATAGAGTGTGATGGTAAGTATCCTACAAGAGTTTATATGGGAGATAATTATCATACTATGAATGAGATAACGGAGAAACTACTTGTATAATTTGAAAGATATTTTATATGAATCTTTAAAGAGCTATCGACATATGAGACCATATATGCAATCTGAACTTGACCAAGAAGTTGATGAGTATCTTGATAATGAACATACTAAAAGAAAACTTCCAAAGTTTTGGAAAGATAAAGATGATGGTTATTCAGATATCAAAACTGCTTTATATGAATTTCCAAGTGAAGAAGAGATTCGTTCATTAGAAAACTCTGATGCTGGTGAAATATTAGATTTAGCTCCAGAGGATAGAATGAAAGAAGCTATCTCAAGAGCTAAGAAATATGGTAAGGATTACAAGAGGATTATTCAAGGGTTAAAAACTCAAGAGAAGATTCCAGCACCTATAGTTGTGAGGGATAAATCAAAAAGATTATATTTATTAGGGGGAAATAGTAGATTGATGTTAGGAATAGCATTAGGATTAAATTTACCTATAAAGATTATTGATTGGAAAAAAGAAATCCAAGAAAATATTTTAGAAATAAGTTCAGGACATATCTCAACAGCAGATGAGGGAGAACCAGATACAGGTTTTTCACCTGCAGGACAAACGAGAGTGTTGGGTGTGGATGATAGTAAACCAGAGCCTTGGTATAATAAAGGTGGTTACTCTCAATTACATTATCCAAAAGCTGATGACCCATATGGTGGAAAGAAAGATAAAAAAACAATACAAGTACAAGTGATTAAAAAAATTAAAAACACTGGTGAGAAGTACGAGGGATTCCAAGATGCAGTTGGTAGTTGGGATAAGTATGGTAGTACAGATTATTCTAATGATTTCGATTATGGGGATTTAGTTGATATGTACACAGGAGATTCTAAATGAATTGGGATAAAATATTAAACGAATTAAGTTACATTATTAAAGATGGAAGTCCAGACTTGACTAATGAACAACATCTTATTAAATTATGGGATATTTTAAAAGAACATAATTGGAGTGTTGAGGCAAGAGTGGAATTATTAAATAACTTATCAGGTACTAAAATAGAAGAACCGATAGTGGAAGCTAAAGGTGATACATCTGCAACTACATTTTATCACGAAGTAATGACTGGTATATTAGTTGGTGGTGGTAATAGTTCGTTTAAAGATGGTGAAGAGGTTGGAAAGTTTTTTAAGAATGGAACTATAAAGGCGGTAAATGCTGGATTAGGAACAGTCAAACCAGATGGTTCGGCTTGGGAAAGATTCTTACAAAAAGACTCAATACCAAAATCAGCATTAGTTTCAGATGCAAAAAACTTATCTACAAGAGTTAAAAAAGAGTTGGGTAAGGGTAAGAATATGATGTGGACTGGCCCAACAAATGATGGTTCTAAATTTGGAGCTGCTGATATTGCTGGTAACTTTAGTGGTTATGGTGATGTTGGTATATCATTAAAGGCTGGAGTTGGACAATTAAAGAATTTAACATTAGGTACTTTTACAAAAATATTAGGAATGCCTGAGTTAAAAGGTGCTGAATTTATAAAGAAATATAATAAAAACTTTAACTCAATGACCAAAGATTGGATGAAGTTAGTAGAGAAGTTATTTAATTCATTAACAAAAGATAAAGAAGCACAGAAGATATTTAAAAGACATTCAAAATCATCTTGGGATGCATATCAAAAAGAAATATTAAAAGAAGATGAATTGAATATATTATCAGAGGCAGTTGGATTTCCTAAACAAAAGTATTCTGCAAAAACAAAAAAGTTTAAATACTTCTGTAGAAAACTTCAAGAAAAACATCATCCACAATGGAAAGATTGGCAGGTAAAAAGAGGTAAACATTTCAACGATATATTTTCAGAATTGTTTTCTAAAGAAGAAAATAATATTAGAATGAACTTGAGTACTCTATTTAAAAGACAATTAAGTGTAGGAGATACAAGTTTATTTTATGCCGCTAAAGGTGGTAAAACATTTTGGTTTATACCAAGTGAGAAACTCTATGATAAACAAATGGGGCCAGATAAGTTTATTGCCGATTATGAACTACAAGAATCACAGGCTGGATACAAATTTTTATTAGATGTTGGTACACAAGAGATGGGTGGTATCGGTACTATTATTATTGAGATTAGATTTTCTACAGGACAAATGGATGGAGCACCATCAGTAAAATCAAGTTACAAATTAGTAACCAAAGATTGGTCTGGATTATTGGGGGCCTTTAGGAGATAACATGAGAACACAATTACTATGTACATTCACAAGGGTTCCAAAATTAAATGAAATAATAGATGTTATTGTATCATGCAATGATATTCTATTTGATAAGATATATGTTTTTAGTAACCAAAATGACCCAACACAATTAATGTGTACTTACAATGTTGAGTTTATGGATAACTTTGAAGAGAACATTGAGAACACTATATCGTTACACAGAAAGAAACAATCAAATACACTCTATACAATCAACGCATTGAATGAAGTTATCAGAGAAAAGAACGGTGGAGTTCTTGATAAATCATTTCAAGTAGATTGGTCAGAGTTTCAAAACACATTGATATTAACTGCTGAAAGTGGATTGAATATCATACCTACAAAAATACATCAAATTGTCGATGTAAACGACTGGCAAAAGAAAATTTAAAAAAAAATTAACTTTTTGCAAAATAAATGCTATTTTGAGAATTTATATACATATATATTTATGTATCTAAAATGAGATACAAAGTTTTTTGAAAATTGAGAAATCGGAAAGTACTGAGAGTAATTAACTCGGTATGGGATTGGCTGAATAATGAGTATACTTCGGAAGCTCATAAGGCAATCACAGATTAGTTCGTGGTGAACCTACTTAGGTGTAAATCATTTCGGTAGTTGAGACATCAATAATCAGAAGTACTTGAAGAAAAAAACAGAAACGATTCTGTTGACCTTGTTGTGGGTAAGGGTAATACTGAAATCCCACTTAATGACTGAATAAACTAAACTCTGAGAGTTAAAGTAATGGCATAGAGGTTGTACTCGATTCAATGAGATTAACCATCTTGAGAATCACTTTCATAACTGAAAGATGTTAGGTACAAGGTATAAAAAATCAGAGCTTCAAGTTGTAAGTAATCGTTAACCTTACATCCCCTAAGATTTCCAATTAAAAATTTATAAAAAAAAGGTTCAACCGTATTTTTAGTTTCCACTATATTAAAACTTTAAAAAACAACCGAACCTTTTTTTTTGCAAAAGGCAAGAAAAAATTGATTTTAATCAATCAAGGTTATATTTATTAATGTATCGATAAATGATACGAATGATAAATGAATAATAAAACTAAACAAATAGGAGAATGAATAATGGATTTAAATGCAATTAAAAAGCGACTTAATCAGTTACAAACCACAAACAATCGTACTTCCAGTCTTTGGAAACCACAACCAGGTAAAACACAAATTCGAATAGTACCTTATGCTTTCAATAAAGATAATCCTTTTATTGAATTATTCTTCCATTACAATCTGAACAATCGTTCATATCTTTCACCAATTTCTTTTGGTAGACCAGACCCAATCGAGGAGTTTGCTCAAAAACTAAAAGGAAGTGGTTCTAAGGAAGATTATCAATTAGCTCGTAAGTTAGAAGCTAAGATGAGAACTTTTGCACCAGTCATTGTAAGAGGAGAAGAAAAACAAGGTGTTAAATTTTGGGGATTTGGAAAGACAGTTTATCAAGAACTTCTTTCAATAATCGCTGACCCTGATTATGGTGATATCACAGATGCAGTAAATGGTCGTGATGTAGTTGTTGAGTTCTTATCAGCAGAAGAGACGGGAGCATCGTTTCCTACAACAAAAATCCGAGTAAAACCTAATCAAACACCGATTTCAGATGAACCTGAAACTCTTGAATTGGTTAAAACCCAACAAGATATTAAGGAAATCTATCAAGAGTTATCTTATGATGACCTTACAGATATTCTGAATGAGTGGTTGAATCCAAGTGATGATAACACAGATGGTGAAACTACTACTTCTAAAGAAGAAGTTTCTAAAACTGAACTATCAAATGCTAAAGTGAAGAGTAATACTTCAGATGCCTTTGATGAATTGTTTAATTCATAAATAATAACAATATATAGTGTGTGGCAACATACAAGAAAAGTAGAGATGGGTGTTATTGTATTCCCTAACTACACACTATTATTAACTTAAGGAGATTAGGATGGCATCAGTAAATGATGTATTGGCCTCAAATTTGGCCGATAGTTTAAATAAAAAATTCAAAGATAACAAGGTAGCATACTTTTTAGATGGTACTGATAACACACCTACTGATATAAAAGATTTTATATCCACAGGTAGTTCTATGTTAGATTTGGCTATATCAAATAAACCTGATGGTGGTATCGCCGTAGGTAGAATCACAGAAATCAACGGATTAGAATCAAGTGGTAAATCACTACTTGGGGCTCATATGTTGGCAGAAACTCAAAAGAAAGGTGGAATCGCAGTATATATAGATACTGAAACTTCAGTTTCTCAAGAGTTCATGGATGTGATTGGAATTGATATGAGTAAGATGTTATATCTACATTTAGAAACTGTAGAAGATATCTTTGAAGCGATTGAAGAAATCGTAACCAAAGTAAGAGAATCAGATAAAGATAGATTAGTTACTATATTAGTTGATTCACTTGCAGCCGCTACTACTAAAGTAGAGTTAGAAGCAGATTTTGATAAAGATGGTTGGGCAACAGCCAAGGCCATTATTATATCTAAAGCTATGAGAAAGATTACTCAGATGATTGGTAGACAGAAAATAGCCTTAGTATTTACAAATCAGTTAAGACAAAAATTAGGTGTAATGTTTGGAGACCCCTGGACTACAAGTGGTGGAAAGGCATTACCATTCCATGCTTCAACAAGAATTAGATTGAAGAACATGGGACAAATCAAAGATACGGCAAAGAATGTTCTTGGTATGAAGTGTAGAGCACAGATTGTTAAGAATAGATTAGGGCCACCTTTACGACATGCAGATTATGATATGTACTTTGATAGAGGTATAGATAATTATGGTGCATGGTTGACTGTGTTGAAAGAACACAAGTTAGTTAAATCAGGTGGTGCATGGTACACTCTTACAGACCAAGATGGTAAAGACCATAAGTTCCTATCGAAAGATTGGGAAGAGTTAATTACCAAAAATGATGAGTTGAGAGAGTATGTATACAAAATCATTTGTGATAAAGTTATATTGAAATACAAAGAGAAACTTGGTATTGATGATGTAGAATTCACAGATGAGGTTATCGGTGATTAATAAGAGACACTTATCGATACTCGAAGAGATTAAAAAATCTGGCGGTAAAGTAGATAGTGGTGAACCAAATGACTCGGTTTTACTTATTGACGGATTGAACACATTCATACGAGTGTTTTCAGCCATACCTACTACTAATGAGGATGGAATTCACATTGGTGGAATAGTAGGTTTTTTAAGGTCAATTGGTTACACAATCAACATGGTTAGACCTACACGAACTATCATAGTATTTGATGGTAAAGGTGGGTCTAACCGCCGAAGAAAACTTTTTCCTGAATATAAAGCAGGAAGAAAAATGTCAGTTAGATTGAATCGACACTTAGATGTTTCACTTACAAGAGAAGATGAACACAAGATGATGATTCGTCAATTGAATCGAGTAATAGAATACCTTGAATGTTTACCATTAACATTAATGAACATTGAAAATGTAGAAGCAGATGATGTTATTGGTTATGCAGCTAAGCATGTATTTAATGATAAGGTTACAATTATGTCAACCGATAAAGACTTTCTTCAGTTGGTGGATGATAGAATACAAGTTTATTCACCAACGAAAAAGTTGATGTATGATGAAGAAAGAATTGTGAATGAATATGGAATTAATTCAAAGAATTTCTTATTGTTCAGAGCTATAGATGGTGATAAATCAGATGGGATACCAGGTATAAAAGGTGCTGGATTAAAAACACTACTGAAAGTATTTCCATTCCTTGAATCACCACACGAATATTCTATAGAAGATATTATGAAGAGTTCAAAAGCGAACCAAAAAAAATACAAAATATGTGAAACTATTGTAAATAATGAAGACCAATTACTTTTAAATAAAAAACTAATGGACTTAACCGATAGTGTTATGGGTGGTAGTAGTAGACAAAAAACTCAACACATAACAGGAGAACCAATTCAGAGATTAGTTAAACACAAATTTCAAAGGATGTTCTTAGAGGATAAATTATACACTGCCTTACCAAACTTAGATAGTTGGTTACATTCAACATTCAATAGGTTGAATCACATGGCGGAGAAGAGTCATGGGTAGAAAAAGAAAATACCATAGTGAAAAAGAAAAACGAGAAGCCCAAAGAAAGTGGCAGATGGAACATTATAAAAGAAATGCTGAGGAAATAAAAGCCAAGGCAAGACAGAAGTATCGTGAAAAAAAGAAAAAAGATTTTTACGATAAAAAAGTACAAGATTTATATGGAAACTTAGGATGATAATTTCAGATTACTTTAAAAAGTTTTATGATATGAAACCATACATCTTTATTGATGAAGAAGAATGGAGATATATTATTACTACTTATGAAAAAGAAGAAGTAATTGAAGAGTTATCAAAAGTTTTACATACATATAGGCCACCGATACCAGTTATATCGGAACGACAAACACTTGATAGTTTAAACAAGCTCAAAAGCGTAAGGTGGCCAGAATTATTAGTAGAGAATAGTTGGTTTCCAAGAAATGAACAAGAATCGAAGTATTATTTAAAGAGTTGTTACTTCAGGAGGGATAATTCTGGTAATAATGCTTCGAATCCCTTTCATATAGAAACAAGATGGAAAGTAGATTGGACGAGAACACCGAGTGGTTGGAAAACATGGCAGACTGTAAAGGGAATAAAAACTATTGTAAGAGCGTTCTATACCTTAGACCAAGTATTAACAAAGGTAGATGAACAATCAATTAGGATGGCAACCACATTGAGAAAGTATGTTGCTTCTCAATTCAAACCAAGTATAGCAAAGGCATTTTATGATTATTATGGAAGTACTAATGTACTCGATTTTAGTGCTGGTTGGGGTGATAGGTTGGCTGGGTTTTATTGTGGAGAAAGTACAAAATCATTCGTTGGTATTGACCCAAACACCACCAATCATCCAAACTATAAAAAACAAATTGAGTTCTATGAGAAACACAGAACAATGTTCGAACAAGAAAAGAAAGTTGAGTTAATTTGTTCACCTGCTGAAGATGTAGATTATACAAAGTATGAAAATCACTTTGATACAATCTTTACTTCACCACCTTATTTCAATGTAGAAAAATATTCAGATGAGGATACACAAAGTTACATTCGATATAAAGATATTGATAGTTGGAATAAAAACTTTTTACACAAAACACTTGAAAAATTAATCCCTACCTTAAAAAAAGGTGGGATACTTGCAATTAATATTGCAGATGTATACAATCCAAAAGATAAAGGTTATTATGAAATCTGTAATCCAATGAATGATTTTCTATCAAAAAAAGGGTTACATTATGATGGATGTATTGGAATGGAAATGACAAAGAGATTCAATAGTGGTGGGGCTGGTAATGCCAAGAGTGAATACTTTGATGATAAATTAAAAGAACAAACACAAAAAACTCAAAATACAGCATTTGGAGAGCCAATTTGGATTTGGAGAAAATAAATTGTATTCTGAGAAAAAAAGGAACTAATTATATATATGAGTGAATCATTAATAAAATATGGTACTGGTTTTCAAAGTAAAATAATTACATCACTTCTTGTAGATAACAAGTTTATCAAACAAGTTGTTGATATTTTAGAGATTAGTTATTTTGATTCTGATAGTAATAAATTCTTGATTAATTCTATCAAGGATTATTTTTCCAAATACAAAACAAATCCAACAATGGAAGCAATCAAAGTTCTGATTGATGATGTAGAGAATGATGTATTAAAAACAGCTATTGTAGATAGTTTAAGAAATGCATGGCAACATCGTGAGAGTAATGATTTAGAATTTGTTCAAGAAAAAACATTAGAGTTTTGTAAGAATCAAGTTGTTAAGAATGCTATTATGGATTCAGTAGAATTATTAGAATCTCAAAGGTATGATGAAATAAAAACCATTATAGATAAAGCCATGACCGCTGGTATGGAAAGAGATATCGGACACGAATACATTACAGGTTTTGAAGAAAGAATGACACAACAAGCAAGAGTAACACAACCAACACAATGGGATAGTGTTAATGATTTGATGGATGGTGGATTAGCTGGTGGTGAACTTGGAGTTGTAGTTGCTCCTGCTGGTATTGGTAAGAGTTGGACACTTCAGGCTATTGGAGCTCATGCAGTTGCAAAAGGATTGAATGTAATTCATTATACATTAGAGTTAAATGCTCAGTATGTAGGGTTAAGATATGATACAATAGTAAGTGGACAACCAACAGGTAACTTACAATACTATAAAGATGATGTATTAAAGGCTATAAATAAATTAAAGGGTAATTTAATTATTAAATATTATCCAACAAGAACTGCAAGTGTAAACACTTTAACAGCACATTTACAACAATGTGTATTACAAGGTATTAAACCTGATATGATTATTGTGGATTATGCTGATATTATGAAATCTACACAACACTTCAATGAAAAAAGACATCAAATAGGTCATGTTTATGAAGAGTTAAGGGGAATGGCTGGTGAGTTTGATGTTCCATTATGGACAGCTTCACAGGCTAATCGTTCATCATTAGAGGAAGATGTGATTGGGGCTGATAAAGTTTCAGAGGATTATTCTAAAGTGATGACTGCTGATTTTGTAATGAGTATGAGTAGGAAAGTAGAAGATAAGATTGCAAACACAGGTAGATTTCATGTAATTAAAAACAGATTTGGACCCGATGGGATAACCTTTCCTGCTTCTATCAATACAAATACAGGTAACATACAAATATATGAGACCAGTACACAAGGTGGCCGTGAGGCACAAGGAAAAATGAACAATGCGGATGAGTATGTTCGTAAAACATTGGCACAGAAGAAGAAAGATTTTGATGCTGGTGGATTCGAATAGAACTTCTAAGAAATTCTTTTTAAAACTTCTAAAAAAATGAGAAATATTGGAATATTCCGCTTTATATACTATACTTAGTTATGGTGAAAAAATATAAACAGAAAACACAGGAGTTAGTTTCAAATGGTAGAAAACAAATTTAAGTTATCGGAAAATTTTGTTGCAAAATATAAGAGAAAAAAGGCACCTTTCGGGTTCAACGGATTAGGTGAATTAGTTTATATGAGAACATATTCTCGTATAAAAGAAGATGGTAAAAACGAAAGATGGTGGGAAACCGTTCAAAGAGTTGTAGAGGGAACTTATTCAATGCAGTTGAATCACATTGATTCACATCAGTTAGGTTGGAATCCTTGGCAGGCACAGAAATCAGCACAAGAAATGTATGATAGAATTTTTAATATGAAGTTCTTACCACCTGGTCGTGGTTTATGGGCTATGGGAACTGCAATCACAGAAGAAAAGAATTTATATGCCGCACTAAACAATTGTGCATTTGTATCAACATCAACAATCAAAGATGATTATTCTAAACCATTTTGTTTCTTAATGGATGCAAGTATGTTAGGAGTTGGTGTAGGTTTTGATACCAAAGGAGCGGGGGAAATACTTGTTAAGGGTGTAGAAAAAGATAGAGAAGAACAAGTATTTGTAATACCTGATACTCGTGAGGGTTGGGTAGAATCTCTAAGGTTATTATTGGAAAGTTATTTTCATGGACAAGCACCAGTCAAATTTGATTATAGTTTAATTAGATTAGCAGGTGAACCAATTAAAGGATTTGGTGGAGTTAGTTCAGGACCAGACCCATTAGAAGAAGTTCATGAAAGTATTACAGAAGTATTAGAGGGTAATGCGGGTAATCCAATCACAATCACAACAATCGTAGATATAATGAATCTGATTGGTAAATGTGTTGTAGCAGGTAATGTTAGAAGAACTGCTGAGATAGTTTTTGGTGACCCTGATTCGGAAGAATACTTAGATTTAAAAAATTATAAAGTAAATCCACATAGAGACCAATATGGTTGGACATCAAACAATAGTATATTTGCTGAGTTAGGTATGGATTATACAGAAGTATCAAAGAGAATCGTAGATAATGGAGAACCAGGTTTGGCTTGGTTGGATAACATGAAAAAGTATTCTCGTATGAAAAATGGTGGTGATGATAAAGACCACAGAGTAATGGGTGGTAATCCTTGTTTGGAACAATCATTAGAATCATATGAGTTATGTTGTTTAGTAGAAACATTTCCAGATAACCACGATTCATTTGAAGATTATGCCAAAACATTAAAATATGCTTACTTATATGCAAAGACTGTAACATTGGGTAGAACACATTGGAGTGATACCAACAGAGTTATGTTGAGAAACAGACGAATTGGTTGTTCAGTTAGTGGTGTTGCTCAGTTTATCACACATAGAGGTTTAGATGAATTAAAAACTTGGTTAAATGGTGGATACGATGTTATACAAAAATGGGATGATGTGTATTCAGATTGGTTTGCTATTCCAAAATCAATTAAAACCACTTCAGTAAAACCAAGTGGAACTGTATCATTATTGGCTGGTAGTACTCCAGGTTTACATTATCCTGAATCAAGATTTTATATTCGTAGAATACGATTATCAATCAATTCTGAACTCGTTGAACCACTAACAAAGGCTGGGTACAAAATAGAACCTGCTTTTGGTTCAGAGGATTCTACATTAGTAGTAGAAGTTCCTGTGGATGTTGGTGAGGGTATAAGAACTGCTGCTGATTTAAGTATATGGGAACAATTCTCATTGGCAGCATTCCTACAAAGACATTGGGCGGACAATCAAGTAAGTTGTACTGTAACCTTTGACCCCGAAAAAGAGGGTGATGAGATTCCAAATGTATTGAATTATTATCAGTATCATTTGAAAGGTATCAGTTTACTACCAAGACATGATTGGGGGGCATATCCACAGATGCCTTATGAAGCTATTGATGAGAAAGAGTATAATAAACAAGTTAAGAAACTTGGAAAACTATCATTCGGTGTAATTAAACACGAAGAAGCAGAGATAGATAAGTTCTGTAATAATGATAGTTGTGAAGTTCCACCTTTAACAGGTGACAACGATGACCAAGATTATGCGAATTAATATTTTCACATACCCTGGCAGGCGACACACCAGGATAAAAATGTGTCATTCACAAGTAACAACAAGGAGATGATTATGAATAAATATCGTAATCTGTTATCATCAGTGCTTATGATGACTGGACTGTTCGCACAGTCAATAGTCGGAGTAATAACTGATGTGGACTCAAATCCACTTGGAGGAGCTAACATTGTAGTTAACGGAACAGACTTAGGAGGAGTATCAGATAATACTGGTGCCTTTTCTATCAAAGTTGATTCTGGAACATATGATGTAACAGCTTCTTACATTGGTTTCTCATCAATAACTAAATCAGTTGTTGTTGAGAAAAGTGCTACACTCGACTTCGTTTTAGAAGTTAGTTTTGTAGGACTATCAGATGTTGAGGTGTTAGCATCTCGTGCATCTGAAACTACACCTGTTGCTTACACTAATGTTAGTAAAGAAGAAATGGAAGTGAGATTAGGTTCTCAAGATATTCCAATGATTCTTAACACAACACCAAGTGTATATGCAACTCAACAAGGTGGTGGTGCGGGTGATGCTCGTATCAACATTCGTGGTTTCAATCAAAGAAATGTTGCAGTGATGATTAATGGTGTTCCCCAAAATGATATGGAGAACGGATGGGTTTATTGGTCTAATTGGGATGGTGTAGGTGATGCTACATCTTCAATTCAGGTTCAAAGAGGTCTATCAGCTGTTAATCTTGCTACACCTTCTATTGGTGGAACAATGAATATTATTACCGACCCTACATCTTTTGAAAAGGGTGGAAAGTTCAAACAAGAAGCTGGTGATGGTGGTTTTCTAAAAACTACTTTTAACTACAATACTGGTCTTATTTTAAATGACAAGTTAGCTTTAAGTGGAACTATTGTTCGTAAAACTGGTGATGGAATAATCGATGGAACTTGGACTGATGCTTGGGCATACTACTTCGGTGGTTCATATGCTGTAAGTAATAAACAAAGGTTCGAGTTATATGCAATCGGTGCTCCACAACGACATGGACAAAATCTATACAAACAGAATATCGCTACTTACTCACAAGAGTTGGCTGGTGATGTAGACGGATATGATACTGATGCTTTTGCAGAAGGTAACAAATTCGAAACTGAAGCTGGTAGATTTTTCAATCAGAATGTCGCACCTATTGACCCATCTTATACAGGTAAACAATATTGGTATATGTATGGTGCAAGAACAACAGATAGATTCAACAAGAACTTCTTGAACGAAAGAGAAAACTTCTTCCATAAACCATTAGTGAACTTAAATCACTTCTTAGAAATAAACGATAAGATGGGTATCTCATCTATTGCTTATTGGAGTGGTGGTTCAGGTGGTGGAACTGGTACATATGGTAGTGTATCAAGAACACCAGCGGTTGAGGGAGAAAGATGGTATGCAAGTTCACCGTGGGCTTGGGATTGGAATGCTGAGATTGCTCAAAATTCTGATAACATCGATGAAAACTTCTCTGTAGATGAAAATCGTTCAACAGGAATTCTTAGAAACTCTATCAATCGACAAGATACCTATGGATTAATTTCTAAATTAAATTATTCAGTTAATGATAACTTAGAAATACAAACAGGTATTGATTGGAGAACTGCTCGTATCGAACATGCTCGTGAAGTTAGAGATTTGTTAGGTGGAGATTACTATGTTGATTATGCTGATGACAATTTCGAGGACGGAAAAGTAGTTGGACTCGGAGATATAATCGCTTATCATAACGAAACAACTGTAGACTGGATTGGTGGTTTCTTACAAGGTAACTATACATCAGAAAAACTAAACCTATATGGTATGGGTGGAGTTTCTTCTATTAAATATAGTTATCAAGACCACTTCACAGTAGCAGATGAAGTAATTACAGCTGACCCTATTTCTACTTATCAAGTAAAGGGTGGTGCATTATATAATGTAAATGAGAATCTTGGAGTATTCATTAATAGTGGATATGTTCAAAAGGCTCCTATCTTAGATAATGTAATCTACTACGATGGTGTAGTAGCTACCGACCCCGATAATGAGAAATTCTTACACAATGAACTTGGTGCCAACTTTGGTACTGAGAAATTTGGTGTTAGAGTTAGTGCATACAACACAGATTGGAAAGATAGAAACTTGACTAAATCAGTACAGACTGGTCAAGGTGATTCAGGTGATACTGATATTATCTTCCTAAAAGGTGTTAACCAAAACCATAAAGGACTTGAAATCGAAACTAAAGTAAAACCAAATGATATGGTTGAACTTGATTTCATTTATTCTTATGGTGATTGGAAGTTCGATGGTGATGCCGATGGTACTTACCAAGAACAAGAGTACAATGATGAGAACCAAGTAATTGGTATTCAGACCACAGATTACTCTTATGCACTTGATGGATTATATGTTGGTGATATGCCACAAACATCTTATATTTTAGGTGTTACACTTAAACCTGTTAAAGGATTAAGACTTCAGGCGTTATACAAAACATATGATAGAAATTATGCTGACTGGTCACCTGATTCTCGTGAGATTGAGGGTGATGCGGACAGAGCTCAAGTTTGGGAAGCTCCTGGCTATTCAAAACTTGATTTACATGCATCTTATAAACTTCCTATCAAGGGATATGACATTTCTTTAAATGCTCATCTATTCAATGCTCTTGATGAAGTATTCGTACAAGATGCGGTTGACAACTCGAAATATAATGGGTGGGGTGATAAAGTTCATGCCGCACATAATGCTGAGGTATTCTTAGGAACACCAAGATATGCAAATATTGGAGTTTCTGTTAACTTCTAATGGTAAAATTAGGGGGATTGAAATATATCCCCCTTTTATCAAAAATAAATTACACTTTCAGATTATTTTAATCTATTTATATTAAAGAGGTTTTAATTGTACCAAGCAATACATTACGAAAAAAGAAGAAACAAAATTCACTTATGGGATGATAAAAAAGGTCATCTCGAAATACCATTTAAAAAATACGCTTATACAAAAAGTCCAACAGGTCTACATTTCACATTGGATGGTGATAAGGTAAAAAAGATTTATGAGTGGGATGGTGATACACCTAACTTATTTGAAAGTGATGTACCTGTATTAACAAGATTTTTAGTAGACCAATATACTGATTCCGATGAGGTAAGTGAGGGAATCAGAACTTTATTTTTTGATATTGAGGTAGAAGTTGTAGATGGTTTTCCTGATGTAATGAAGGCCAATGAGAGAATAACTTCTATTGCATTCTATGATGAATACTTAGAAAAGTATTTTTGTTATACCTTAGATGAAAAAAGAAAACTTGAAAATTGGGAAAATGAACACGAGATAGTTGAATTATTCCAAACAGAATATGAACTACTTACAAAATTTTACCAAAAATATCTCGAAATACAACCACACATTCTAAGTGGTTGGAACTCTGAGTTCTTTGATATCCCTTATCTATATAATCGTAGTGTAAATGTATTAGGTAAATCAGTTGCCGATATGTTATCACCTATTCGTAATGTGATGTACTCAGAGTATAAAAAGAAACATTCGATTGCTGGTGTTTCATCATTAGATTATCTAACTCTATATCGTAAATTCTCAGTTAACCAACAATCAAGTTATCGTTTAGATTATATTGGTGAGTTAGAAGTTGGTATGAAAAAGATTGAGTATCAAGGAACACTTAATGACTTATATGAAAATGATTTAGATAAGTTTATTGAATATAACATTCGAGATGTAAAAATCTTAGTTGAATTAGATAAGAAATTAGATTTCATTGGTATTGCTCGTGGTATAGCCCATCTTGGTCATGTTCCTTATGAAGATGTGATGATGAGTTCAAGATATCTTGAGGGTGCTATTTTAGTATATCTAAAAAAGATTGGAGTAGTTGCACCTAACAAACCACCAAGACCAAAGAAGTTTGATAGTGAAGAGAAGTTTGCAGGTGCTTATGTTCAACCACCACAAAAAGGTAGACATGATTGGGTATACGATTTAGATATCACAAGTATGTATCCAAGTGTTATTCGTTCACTAAACATCTCACCTGAAACCAAAGTTGGTAAGATAGAGGGTTGGGATGCTGAACAACATTTAAAACAAGATTTGAAAAAAGAATATACATTATGTAATCGTAGTGGTAAAGAGATAGGTACAATACCAAATACAGAACTAACTGATTACTTAGAAACTGCTGGGTTAAGTATTGCAAGTAATGGTGTTATGTATCGTACAGATAAACAAGGATTGATTCCTGCACTTCTAACCAAATGGTTCAATGAACGAGTTGAGATGAGAAAACTCGTGAAGAAGTTTAATGAAGAGGGTGATAAAGAAAAAGAAGAATACTTTGATAGAAGACAATACCTACAGAAGATTTTGTTAAACTCATTGTATGGTGTATTGGGATTACCTGTATTTAGATTTTATGATTTAGACAATGCAGAGGCGACGACCCTTACTGGTCAAGCCTTAATTAAGTTCAGTAAAAAGATAACTAATCACTTTTATAATCGAGAGCTTGGTACTAACGATGATTATGTTATATACATAGATACTGATTCTATTTTCGCCTCTGCAGTTCCTTTAATTAAAAAAAGATATCCAAATGAAAAGTTATCAGAAGTTATGATGACACAAAGAATTATGGAAATATGTGCAGAGGTACAAGATTATCTTAATCAGAGTTACAATTACTTTGCCAAGAAGTTTCTGAATGTAGAAGTAGATAAGCATGTATTTGATATTAAACAAGAGGTGGTTGCAACTACAGGTTTATTCATCACAAAGAAAAGATATGGTTTACATATTATTAATGATGCTGGTAGAAAAGTAAACACGATTCATGTTAAAGGATTGGATACAGTCAGAAGTAATTTTGCTGTGGCTATGAAAGATTTGTTGGGTAAAGTATTAGGTGATGTACTTGCCAAGGTTCCAAAAGAAAAGATTGATGAACGAATCAGTATATTTAAACGAAACATGAATGAACTTCATTATGATGTTATGGCAAATCCAATCGGTGTAAAAGGAATTGGAAAGTATGAAGTGAAAGATGAAGAATCATCATTCAGTACTTATAAGAAAGGAGCACCAGTTCATGTTAAGGCCGCTATCAATTATAATTCATTACTACAACATTGGTACGAGGGTAGGAAATATGAAAAGATTGGTAATGGGAATAAGATTAAGTGGGTGTATTTAAAAGATAATGAGTTTGGTTTTGATACAATTGCTTACAAAGGTTATGAAGACCCACCACAGATTTTAGATTTAATTAAAAATAAGATAGATAGTAATAGAATGTTTGAACAGGCCATGAGTAAAAAGATAGGAATGTTTTATGAGGCCATGAGTTGGGAAGCAGTAGTTGATAAAACTCAAAGTATTGAAAGATTTTTTTGATTTTGAACAATCTCGTATATATGTATATATAGAGAAAATAATAATAGGAGAAAAAGGTTATGAGTAAAACTAAACTAAAGAGATTCATCGATAAGTATTCACTTGGAGGTGAAATCAAATCAGTTAAGTGGACGAGTAATGGTAACAAGTTATCAACAAGGTTTATCTCAGGTGATAAATCAGTTGTTGGTCATGTGGTATTGGATAAGTTTGATGGAATAGACCCATCAGATTTAGGTATCTATAATACACCACAATTCTCAGCTTTACTTGGCATTATGGGTGATGATGTTGATTTTAAATTAACTTCATCTGGTGATAAATTTATTAGTGTTGATATGGAAGATACTAAATTTAAAACTAAAGCTAAATATATGTTAAGTGATTTGAGTGTTATCCCTACACCACCTGAACTGAAAAACTTACCAAGTGAATTTGATTTGGATATTAAAGTTGATGCAAACTTTATAAACACATTCATTGCTGGTAAAGGTGCTTTGGCAGATACAGAATCATTCACTATCGTTACTAAAAATGATAGAGTTGATTTAGTTATTGGTTTTAGTAATGTTGCAAGTAATCGTGTTACTATTCCTGTAGAAGTAGAAAACTATGTGGAGTTAGAACCGATATCATTTAATGCAAATATATTTGCAAACATACTAAGTGCTAACAAAGAATGTCAAACAGCATCCTTGAAGATTAGTAAAGATGGATTGAGTAAGATTAATTTTAATATTGATGATTACTCTTCAGAATACTACTTGGTTGCTTCACAACAAGTGAATTAATGTATTTAGAATACTTCGATAAATTCCTAAACATGGAACCATATCTTTCTATAGATGAGAAAGAGTGGGAATATATTAAGGAAACATTTGATAAAGATGATGTTAAAGAATCTCTCGCCAAAGTGGCCATGACTTATGATATACCTTATGCCGAGATTTCAGAGAAAGATGCTTACAAGGAACTAATGAACCTTAAAGGTATGAGACACAATGAAATCTTGGTAGAGGGTGATTGGTTTGCTCGTGAGGGAACGGAGTATAGATATGGGTTAGAGTTTGAGGGTAAACAACAATACTTCAGACGAATCAATACAGGAAATAAAGCTAGTAATTATTTCCAACAAGAGAATCGTTGGAGTGTGGATGGAACAATTGCACCTGGCCCAAAAAGAACTTGGGAAAGTGAAAAGTTTATGACCAGTTTAATGGGAGCAGCTTATACATTAAAGTTACCAAGTTTAAATCGTAGTTCTTTTAGAACAATGATAGGATTGAGAAAGTATATTTGTTCTCAGTTCAAACCTAATGTTGCAAAAGTATTGTATGATAAATTAGATAGTAAAAGTATCTTAGATTTCTCAGCAGGTTGGGGAGATAGATTGGCTGGATTCTATGGTAGTGAAACAGGTGAGTTCTATATTGGGATAGACCCAAGAAAAGAAAATCATCCTATCTATCATAAACAGGCAGAGTTTTATGATAAACATAGAACGATGTTTGAAGTTCCTAAAAAAAGTATGTTTGTAGAATCACCAGCAGAGGATTTTGAATACAAAGAAAATATGTATGATACCGTATTTACATCACCACCTTATTTTGGTGTTGAGAGATATAGTTATGATGATACTCAGAGTTGGGTTAGATATAAAACTATTGAAGAGTGGAACGAGAAGTTCTTACATAAAACTTTAGAAAAAATATGGCCATCTATTAAAAGTGGTGGATATTTATTAGTGAACATTAGTGATGTATATGCTAGTAGTGGTGCTAAACAGAAGAGATTAAATTCTGGTGGGAAACATTGGTTAGAGATTTGTAATCCAATGAATGATTTCCTAAGTACATTTAGTGATTCAGAGTATAAAGGTTGTATTGGAATGGAAATGGCCAAACGACCTAATAGTGGTGGAGCAGGAACTGCTTCAGATGAAAGGTTCACCGAAGAATCATTGAAACTTGCAGAAGAAACTAAAGAGAAAACATTTTGTGAACCAATTTGGATATGGAGAAAATTGTAAATGGATGAAATTAAAAATACCTTATGGGTAGAAAAGTATCGGCCTTCAAACCTTGACACTTACATAGGTAATGAACACCTAAAAAGTAAAGTTAAGGTCTATTTGGAGAGTGGAGACTTACCACATCTTCTATTGTATGGAAGGGCTGGTACGGGTAAGACCACTCTCGCTAAATTACTCGTTAATAATATAGATTGTGATTATCTATATATTAATGCTTCTGATGAGAATAGTGTAGATGTAGTTCGTGAGAAAGTAAAGAACTTTGCCTCAACACTTGGATTCCAAGAGATGAAAGTTATTATCTTGGATGAGTGTGATTACATTACACCAAATGCTCAGGCAGCTTTAAGAAACCTAATGGAAACATTCTCAAAACATTGTAGGTTTATCTTAACTTGTAATTTTGTAGAGAGAATCATTGACCCAATCCAATCAAGATGTCAATCATTTCAGATTATACCACCAGATAGAAAACAAGTTGCAATTCATGTATCTGATATTTTACAAAAAGAAAATGTAGATGCAAAGGTAGATGATATTGTAACCATAGTTAATGGTGGGTTTCCTGATTTGAGAAGAGTAATCAATGGTGCTCAACGACAAGTTGTAAATGGTAAGTTAATTATTGATGAGGGAATGAGTATCCAAAATGATTATAAGAACCAAGTATTAGAAATCTTGAAAACACAAGATAAAAAGAATTCATTTAAGAATATAAGACAACTATTGGCCGATTCAAAGGTAACAGATTTCTCTGATTTATTCAGATTAATGTTTGATACTGTAGATGATTGGGGTAAGGGTTATGTGGCAGAATGTATTTTAGTTCTGGCCGAGTATCAACAATCAGATGCTGTAGTTGTGGATAAAGAGATAAATATTATGGCAATGTTCATAGAATTAATAGGGAAAATAAAATGAGTGATAAAAGAAAATTCGTAGGTCAACAAGACCAACAAACACCACCACCACAAATAGATTTGGGTGATGCTGAAACAATAACTTGTGAAGAATGTAATAATGCATCTTTCATACAATCGTTCTTCTTAAAAAGAATATCACCTTTGGTATCACCAACAGGTCAAGAAGCTATTGTACCAATTCAAGTATTCAGTTGTGGAAGTTGTGGTTCAATACCAAAGAAAATGATGAGTACTGCTTTGCAACAAGGAGAGTAAATGTATTACAAGATAGATTTAAGTAATTACGAACCACGAGAAACTCGTACTTATTTAGAGTTTGATGAGTATAAATTTAGTCCTTGTCAATTAGAATCTATTGAAAAAGAATTAAATAACTTCCAAGATTCATTTGGAAGACCTTGGACAGAGTGGGATATGTCTGATTTACAAGATAGATTAGAAAAAAATTGGACATTTTACTTAGTTAATGGTGGTTGGTGCTTTATAGATTGGGATAGAAAATATCCTTATTTATGTAATCGTTATGTGTTTCCAGAACATAGAGGTAAGGGGTTAGGAAAAGATTTAGTTTGGTTAAGGTGTAATGAAATCAAAAAACGAGGATTAAATACTGCCTCAATTAAATTAGATTGGTGGAACACACCAGCATTATCGGTTATAGAAGAAGATATTTTCACCGAAATTGATGATATTTGATATTTATATATGAAAAGTTTTATAGGAATTAAGGAAACAATATGTCAACGCAGATAACAAGAACAAAAGAATTTATAAATTATATTACAGGTAGTGCTGGTGGATGGCCATCATTATCAAATGCTGGAATTCTTGGTAATATAGACTATGTCATAGAAAGTGGTTCCAACGAAGTAAAATTTATAGAAATGAATACCAACATTGGAATTATTGGTAGTGCAGCAATACAAACAGGTAGTTACTTCGATGTAATATCAGATTATGCAAATGAAAAAGGATATACGACTACTTATGTTTACGGAGTTAATCAGAATGGTAAAAAAAATCCATCAACACTTCAACAACCATTAATTAGTGAGAGTTTTGCACGACATGATATACCGACCAATTTTGAATACAACAATAATACATCACACACTTATTTTTCACAAACAGGTCAAGCACAATATTCAGGTAGTTTCCACTTATTTATACAAACGCCTTGGTATGGTGATGATAATTTAAAAAGTATAGTTAGTGGTTCATTTAATAAAACTACATTTAGAACATTCTTGGGTAATTCACCATTTAGTTCTTCTTTGATATCATTATTTGATAAGGATAATTATACACCAAATAATAATTATCCAGATTATGTAGTTAAAACTGCAACTCAAGATTCGAGTATTCAAACTAATAAAATTGGTTTTTACACATACAATTCAACAAGTTCAAGTTATCAAAACGGAGTTGATAGTGGTTCTTTGATAGAAGAATATATTGTTCATAGTGGAAGTTATAAAGAGGGGCAATCATTCTTGGGTGTAGGTAAAATAGATTTTATGTTGACACCAGAAAAGGTTGTTGTGTTTGGTGATAGAGATGCTGGTAAAGATATTAAACTAAAACCGACAAAAACAGATAGTTGGGATTATATATCACGAAGAGCAAAAACATCTGCAAGTGGTAGTTTAATTAAAATGTATGATGGTTCAACAAAACAAGTTCAAGATGTTGAAGTTGGAGATGTTGTTTTAAGTTATCAACCATATGGAATGCCAGATGAAACAAAAGATTATTTATCTTATACCACAACAGATTTAAGTGGTTCCACAACACAAGGTTCTATTGTTGTAGAAGCAATGAACACAAAAAATTATGGATATTATTTAATCAATGATAGTATTAAAGCACCTTATAATTTACAACAGGCAAGTAGTGATGTTAGATATTTTGTAAAACAAGGAGATACTTGGGAATGGATAACAACAGATGTTATTAGTACTGGAGATTATCTTTTAGACCCAAGTGGTAATGAAGTAGAAGTTGTATCAAAGACAGAACATGATGGTGATGAACTTTGGTATTCATTAGATGTTGAGGATATTGATACTTACTTCCAATCAAATATATTGGTTCATAATATTCCACCGAAATGTTTTGTAGCAGGAACACCAATCACTATGGGTGATGGAACTACAAAAGTTATTGAAAGAGTTGAAATTGGTGATGAAGTTATGAATTATAATTTCAAAGATGAAGAAGTTCAGACAGGTAAAGTTACCACGATTGATATGCCAATTCATGCTGATATTATAGAAATAAGTTTTAATAGTAAAACTACTAAAAATACCTTTGACCATCCTTATTGGGTTGTTGGAAAGGGTTGGAGTTCATATAAACCAGAGTGGACTAAAAAACGATATGATATAGAATCAAACCAATTAGAAGTTGGTGATAAGTGTTTAGAACTTCGTGATGGTAAATTAGTGGAAAGAGAAATTACTAATATTGTTGAAGATATAAATCCAGTCCAAACTTATTCATTAGAAATAACAACAAACCATAACTATTTTGCAAATGATGTATTAGTTCATAACAAATTCTGTTTAATGGAAGACCAAGTAATTAATATGGGAGATGGTGTTTATAAAAGAATTGATGAGGTAGAATTAGGTGAAAGTATTTTACAATACGATGAAGAAACTGAAGAGTTTAAAGAGGGTAAAGTAAATGTTATAAGAAAGAAACTACATGATAATTGTTATGGAATCAAAGTTGAAAGTGGACAAACAATTAAAGCAACTGATAACCATCCATTTTTATTGAGAGATAAAGGTTGGTCTACAATTGGTGAAAACAATCCAACATTTTTACAAGATGGTGGTGGTATTATAAAAGTTGGTGATTATGTTAGAGATATAGATGGATGGGTAGAAATTGTAGAAATCAATAAAATTGAGGGAGAATATACAACATATAACTTGTTAGAACAAGATTATGGAACTATTATTGCTCATGATATTGTAACTCACAATTCACCTTAATAAAAACTAAAAAGGTTGTAAATGAAACTAAACGATGATTTCAAATACTCAATACAAATACCTACATTTTTATCACACGAAAAGTGTGATGAATTAATAGAACAAATAACCACAACAGAAGAAGTTGTAACAGGTGGAGTTGGTGGTGAGTGTGGTGAAGCAGCAATCATACCAGAGATACGAGTTACAGAGGAGTGGTATTTATTTGACCAACCAGATAATAGATTAAGACCTGATAAATGTAATAATGATTGGAAATGGTTACAAGATAAAATATATCAAGTTGTAAAAATGGTTAATCAAGGTGTTTTTAAGTTTGATATTGAAGGTGCTGATGATGAATTGAAACTCATAAAATATCACGAGGGTGGATTTTATGGTTGGCATACAGATTTCAATGCAGGTAGTTGTTCCAATAGAAAACTTGTGGCAATCGTTCAATTGACAGACCCAAGTGAATACGAGGGTGGTGAAGTTCAATTTGGTATCCAAGATAAACATACAAAAGAGTGGTATACAATGAACCAATTAAAAGGTTCTCTAACAATATTTCCTACATTCTTATCTCATAATGTTACACCAGTCACTAAAGGAACAAGATATGTTTTACAAGAATTATTCATCGGAGACCACTTCAGATGATAGAGAATATAACACAAAAGAAAAACTTTAAGTTTGTAGTTCACAAAGATAACTTTTTAACTGAACAAAGATGTGATGAACTAATCAAAATGTTTGATAATTCAGAACAATATAAAGCGACGGTAGCAGGAACTTATACAGGAAGTGGTGCTGATGTAGTAAATGAAAGTGTTCGTAAAGTTCAAGAGGTTAGATTTAAGGACGATGTGATACTATCAGGTGGATTCAATCTAAACAAAAATATAAATATGGCTTGTGAAATGGCAAATTTATTATTCTTTAACTTCGATGTATCAAATCAATTATCCAATATTCGTATGTTAAGATACGAGGATACAGGTAAATACGATTGGCATTTAGATATAGGAAACGAAGAAACATCAGTTCGTAAAATCACTGCAATTGTTCAGTTGTCTGATGGAAATGATTATGAGGGTGGAAATTTTGAATTTAGTATGACTGATGAAACAGGAGAGAATTTAGCAGTAGGTAGTAGAAAAAAAGGAAGTATTATATTGTTTCCATCTTACTTAGGACATAGAGTATCACCATTAACGAGTGGTGTTAGATATTCAGTATTGACTTGGATGTTGGGAAATGCATTTAAATAAAGTATTAGTATTAGGTTGTAGTCGTAGTGGTACAACAGAGTTTTGTAAAACACTACAAGAAGTTTCATCAAAGAAATTTGTATGGGAGTTTGGGTTTGATGACAATCTCAATAAATTAGTTAGTGGTTTAGGTATTACAGAATTTTTAGATAGAATATACAAAGATAAAAATACTCTTGGAATCAAGTATGGTGTTTATCCACAGAAAAAAATACATTTAGATTTGATAGATTCTCATGATATTGTTTTTTTCTTATCAAGAAGAAATGTATTTGAACAGGCAATTTCATTGAACTTAGCAAAAAGAACGGATAAGTGGAGACCAATAGATTTTGGAGTTGAAACATTTTCACAAAAAGAAAAAGATGAATACAACAAGTTAAAAATTGAAAAGATTGAGGTTGAAGATATAAAAAAAGATATACAAGGTATTAAAGAAGCATCAATCAAGGTTATTGATTATTTAAAAAATCACAAGAGTTCAAGGATATTATTTTATGAAGATTTATTTGGATTCTTTTCAGGTGTGAAATTAAATACACAAACGAATTATGAAAATATTGAGAACTGGCAAGAACTGAAAACTTTTTATGAAGAGAATAAAGATTTTTGTTATTTTGACTTATAAGTTCTATATTTATTTATATCTAAAAGGTTATTATGAAAACAAAATCGTTATTCGACCATATTAAACAAATAACAAATGTACAAAACACATTGTATTGGGATTCACTCAATGATGGTGATAAGAAAAGCTGGAGCAACTATATGGTTCATCGTTTTCTTAGTATGAAATCAGAGTGGATTCAGGTTGTAAATGAAATACAAAAGTATTGGGAATTGAATCCTAAGAATGTGTATCAATTTTACATAGATATGTTACCACGAGGTAGAACATTCTTAAAGTATACGAAATCTAAAAAGAAATCAAAAGTTGAGAAGTGGGCTATGGAACATTTAGTAGATTACTTTCAATGTAGTACACGAGAAGTAGAACAGCACTTAGATATTTTGACTAAAGAACAAGTTATCAGTATCATAATGAGATATGGAGTAGATGATAAACAATTAAAAAAGATATGGACGAAGTAGTGGAGAATATTTATTGGACTGGTGGATTTGATTCTACATTCTTAGTTTGTAAAAGGTTAATTATAGAAAAGAAACCAATTGAAACATACTATTTGAATTTTCCATGTGATGGTTATCAACATAATTACAATAGATTTGATTCAAGTAATTTTCATAATTGTATGATTGATAATGAATTGAATGCTGTTGATAATGACCCATATGGTAGAAAAAGTTATGGTAGATATAGTAGATTAGTAGAAGTAGAAGTAATGAATAAATTAAGAGAAATGATTATCGATAAATTCCCATACACCAAAGAGTTGTTTCCTAAAGTGAATTTGGTTAAAGAATTTGAAATTGATTCTGAAGTCTTAAATGATTCAAAAGTTATTTGTGATGAGTATAATTCAAGACCTGATAGACCAGACCAAAGTTTGTATATGATACAATTTTCTTTAAATTTAGATAAAGATATATCTGTTGCGTGGGAAGCAGATAAGGATGGAGAAGATTATTGTTTATCAACACGATTGGTACGAAAGCATTTAAATAAAAAGTTTAAGGTACATAGTGATTCGATAAAAGAATTATGGTTGTATAAGAATTGGGTATTACCATTGGTAGAAACTTATAGAGAAGAGATGGTCAACATGGCACAATCTTTTAATTTCATAGATATCTTGAAACATACTTGGTCTTGTAGGTTTCCAAAGAAAAACGGAGATGTTTGTGATGATTGTACATTAGATACTAAAGAACTGAAAAGAGTTGATAACTACAAGGATATATTATGTATGACTATTTAAGGGAAATTCCTTTATCATATAGGGAAGAATATAATAATTTAGTTGTCAATGATAATACTATACATCATAAAGTTAAGTATCAACTTGTTATATTGGCCTACAAGGAAGAAAATTATATCGGTGATTGTTTAGATTCATTAATCAATCAAACAATATCACCAGATGAATTCGAAGTATTGATTATAAATAATTGTCCAAAGGAACAAGAGTTTGATAATACTGAAGATATAGTAAAAGAAAAATTAGATAGATACAAACATAATAATATACATTTAATAAATGTAAAGTTTCCTAAAGAAATTGCAAGTGCAGCCTTGGCAGCAAAATATGGTATGGATTATTCACTATATAGATGGAGTGATTATGAGGATTTTAATGATGGAATAGTTGCATTTTTTGGAGCGGATAATATTTTTGAAAATCATTATGTTGAGGAAGTAATAAAAACATTTAAGAATCCATCAAAATATGAAAACCCACTTCAATTGAATCCGATAGAAGAAGGTGAGGATAGATTAGATATATTGATAACGAATTGTGATAATTATAATTTCTCAAGTTTCGAAAGAGTAATTGATATTTCAGTACTGAAACCTTATCTAAATAAATTAGAAAGTATGAATGATTTATTGGGAAAGTGGTACTTTAAAAATTTTGATATAAATTGGGGAGTAAAAAAAGGAACTAAAGAAACCTTAGATGATAATTTATTGTATAGGGTGGATGATGGAAGTTCAGTATGGCCAAAAACATTTAGAGCATCAATATATAATGATTTAGGTGGAGTTGCAATACAACCACAAGAAGAACAGGCTATAATCATAAAGGCCGTATTAAATAATTGTGTTATCAAATATAATGATATGACAAAGTTTACTCATGTACATAGGTTAGAAAAACCAAGAGTTCCTGATGGTAGTGCATCACAATGGCATTATGATAGTGCTCAAGCTTATATTAATAAGTCTGAATTAAAGGCCCACTCTCTTGATTATTGGACTATGAGAAATAACATTGAAAAGTATTTTTACGAAAAAAAATTCTATAGTGGTTGGAGACCAAAGTTTTTTTTAGAAAAAGATTTAGATAAAATTAAGATAGAATCTGGTGATTCATATTTATATTTTAGAAATAAGTTTATTCACCAATATCAAAGTGAGATAAATAAGATTTACAAAAAACAAAACATCAATAAAGTTATTGATGACATAAAGAAAAACCTATAAATGAAATGGAGTAAGTAATGGGAAGTAATTATAGAAATGAAGAATCTTTCTACATGAAAGAAATGGAATGGGGTGTAAACTCTAAAACAAATACCACTTATATGAATTATGAGTTTGATATAGATTCATTATATTCCACAATGGTTAAGTGTGATTATTTAGTTCGAGTAAATCCTAACACACCAATCAATCTAAAGATTGCATCATATGGCGGAGATGTTTATGCCATGTTAGGTTTGGTTGATTATGTTAAAGGATTATCCGTACCAGTAAATACTCATTGTGTTGGTGCTTGTATGAGTGCTGCTTCAGTATTATTGGCAAGTGGTACAGGTACAAGAACAATGACAAAACACTCAACCGTAATGGTTCACGAGGGTTCAGCATTTGAGGCAGGTAAAACTACAGATGTTATGAAAGGTGTTGACCACTTAAAAACACTACAAGGTGAAATTAATAAACTGATGGGTGAAATAACTACTCAGGATGCAAGGTTTTGGGAACTTACACAAAGAAATGATACATACTTAGATGCCAAACAATGTTTAGATTATGGAATCATTGATGAGATTATTTAAAAAAAGACTTGACTTATATAGTAAAAATGTGTTATATTAACACATACTTAATTGGAGAATAAAATGGTAAAGGTTATCAAAGATACACCTAAAGGTAAAACTAAGGTGGATGTTATCGATTATATGGAACAAAAATATCCAGAGATGACATCAGAATTCAAAAGGATTCAACGAGAACAATATGAATTGTTCTTACACAAACAACATGACTATGGCCCACAGAATATTGCAGTTGGAACTGCATTAGTTAATGATGAAGATAAGAGATTATCTCTGATGGGAATTTGGTTTAGGATTAATGACAAAGTAGAAAGAATTAAAACCATACTACTTAGAGGTGATGATGGTTCACTAAAGGGTGAGGGTTTGGTAGATAGTTATTCAGATATATCAAACTATGGAGTTATGGCACAAGTAGTAGCGAGTGGTAAATGGGCAAAATAAGTTATTCACAATTTGCCAAGTGGGATAAGTGTCCTTATACTTGGAAACTCGATTATGTAGATAAAGAACAAACCTTTAAAGGTAATATCTACACACTATTTGGTACTGCCATTCATGAAACCATCCAAGCATATTTAGTATGTTATTATGAAAGAACCATCAAAGAGGCGGATAACTTACCATTGATTGATATATTTAAGTACAGAATGGAAGAGGGTTACAAGGCCTCTATTGCTCAACATGGTGATGAGTTTCCTGTTACACTTCAAGAGATGAAAGAATTTTACAATGATGGTATTAACATTATTGAAGAGTTCAAGAAAAGAAAATCAAGCCACTTCCCTAAAAAGAATACTGAAATGTTAGGTATTGAGATTGGGTTGGGTTATGAATTACCTAAGAATCTAAAGTTCGTTGGTTACATGGATGTGGTATTACATAACAAAGTTACAGGTCGTGTAAAGATTATTGATATCAAAACTGCTACAATGGGTTGGAATAAATACCAAAAGGCAGATAAGAACAAAACCAATCAGTTATTATTGTACAAACAATTCTTCTCAAAGGAACGAGATATTCCTATGGATAAGATTGATGTAGAATACTTTATTCTAAAACGAAGATTGTATGAGAATATGGACTTCCCACAAAAGAGGATACAAGTATTTACACCAGCAAGTGGAACACCAAGTGTTAACCGAGTTATGAAGAGGTTACAAGAGTTTATGGATGAGTGTTATGATGATGATGGTGTTATTATTGCAAACGATTATGAGAAGTGTGAGAAGCATAAAAAATGTATTTTATGTAAGGGGTTATAGTTATTAGTATGAATATTCCAAATGTAACATTAAGAGTTTATATGCCAGATTTCGTGGGTACTTCAAAAGAAGATGAAGTTATCGAGAAGCTATCAGCTTGTTGCAATAAAGTACCAAATCTAAAGTTATATTTTTGGTATGATAAATCAGATAAAATCAACACAAAAGATTTTATATCCAAATGGGATAGGATACCACACCATAATTTTAAAACAATAATTAGACCTCAGTTTTTTGATGCACAAAGAGATTTTATTTGGTATGATATAATACCAGTAAGATTTTATGATAATATAACTTATTATAGGTTTGCTTTCAGATACAATACAGGAGTTGATGGAATACTAAATGGTATACAAGACTTCAAGGAAACATTTGATTTCGTAAGTATGGATAAAGATAAACCTACAAAGAAAAAACAAAAGAGGAATGATGGTGAAGATAGCGATTATAGGGAGTAGAAGCTACACCAATAAACGAAAGGTAAAAGATTTTATCTTCAAGTTAAAAGAAAAAGTTGGAGATGATTTAATAATAGTAAGTGGTGGACAAAAAGATGGAGTAGATGGTTATGTTAAGAAGTTTACTTTAGATTTTGATATGAATTATAGTGAATTTCCACCACAACACTATCCACACAATTTACATTGTGTTAAAGAGAGTTATAATTACGGAAAACCTTATAGGGTATGGAATTATCACAAAAGAAACAGAGAAATAGTTGAGTATTGTGATAATATAGTTGCATTTTGTACAAACGGTGAGGTTACAAATGGAACCAAATCGGCTCTCACATATTGTGAAAAAATAGAAAAAAAGTATATTATTATTGATTAAGTTTATACTTATTATATATACATATATACAACAAGGAAATAGAAATTATGAGTGATAATTTAAAATTGACTTCGGTGAAGATAATCGATGAGTTATATAAAAAATTCAAGAACGAAACAATAGAGAATGAATTTTCATTGCAGAAGTTAGTAAACAGAACACTTGATAGGTTTGTTTACGATGAAGAATTTAGAAAAGAGATATTAGAACACAAGAATCTACATAAGAGTGGGAGTAGATTCTAACAAATTTAAAGGGTTATAAATGAGTGTAAAACTACCAAAGTTAAAATCAGTTCAAGTAGAAAACATATTCGCTAAGAAGAAGAAAATCCTATTACTATCAGATGACTTGAGAATGTCAAGTGGTGTTGGTGTAATGTCAAAAGAGATTGTATTGGGTACACTCGATAAGTACGATTGGGTACAGATTGGTGGTGCTATCAAACATCCTGATGAGGGTAAAGTTTTTGATATGAATGAACAGATACGAAAAGAGACTGGTATAAAAGATGCTAGTTTAAAAATATATCCTACAAGTGGTTATGGTAATCCAGATATGTTGAGAAAGATAATGGAAGTAGAAAAACCAGATGCTATCTTACACTATACAGACCCAAGATTCTGGCAGTGGTTATATCAAATGGAACATGAAATCAGACAACACATTCCAATATTCTATTATAACATTTGGGATGATTGGCCAGCTCCACAATATAATGAGAATTATTACGAGAGTTGTGATTTGATTATGAATATTTCTAAACAAACACATTCAATTGTACAAGATGTATGTAAGAACAAACCAAGAACAGATTGGGATTCAACATATGTACCACATGGAATCAACGAAAAAAATTACTATCCAATAACAGATGAAAAAGAATTATTGGAGATGAAAAAGTTCAAACAAGAATTATTGGGTGCTAGACCAAATGATTTTACATTATTATATGTAAACAGAAACATCAGAAGAAAGATGGTTGGTGATTGTTTATTGGCATTCCAACAATTCGTAAATCAATTACCTGAAGAAAAAAGAAGTAGAGTTACATATGTAATGCATACTCAACCAGTAGATAATAATGGTACAGATTTACCACGATTAATAGAACATCTAATGCCTGAAGTTAATGTAGTATTTTCACATAAAAGATTAGATGATAAACAAATGAATTATCTATACAATATTGCAGATGTTACAATGAACATTGCAAGTAACGAGGGATTTGGTTTAGGTACTTGTGAATCACTAATGGCTGGAACACCAATCATAGTAAATGTTACAGGTGGATTACAAGACCAATGTGGATTCAGAATCAAAGATGAACTTGTAAAGTATCAAGATTATAAAGAAATTAAATCTCTACATGAGTGGAAGAAATGGGAACATAACGAAGAATTAACTTGGGGTGAGTGGGTGAAACCTGTTTGGCCAAAGACTCGTTCATTAATGGGTTCAGTTCCAACACCATATATTTTTGATGATAGATGTGATTGGGAAGATGCATCAGTTCAAATCAAGAATTGGTATGAGATGGGTAATGAGGCAAGAAAAGAATGTGGTTTCAAAGGCCACGAGTTCGTAACAGGTGATGATTCAATGCAAAGTGCTAGATGGATGTGTAAAAACTTTTCAGACCATATGGAAACCGCTATGGATAAATTTACACCAAGACAAAAGATTAATGTATACAAGGTATAAAGGAGAAAACGATGCCAAGAACTAAAGGAAAACAAAGTAGTAGAAACAAAATGACAAGTGTGAAACCAAAAAGAAAATACACACGAAGAACAAAGGTTGAGAGAAGACAAGAAGAGAATCCTTTTCTAAGGTCAGTAATCGAGGGATTTAAGAAGTTCTTAGAATCACCATTTAAGTAGAGGTATAAATGAAACCATTAATATTAGTTACAGCACCAATCACAACAAGAAGTGGGTATGGAAATCATTCAAGAGATATCGTTAGAGCTTTAGTTGATTTAGATTATGATGTAAAGATAAATTCAGTTAGGTGGGGAAGTACACCTACAAACGCATTAGAAGAGGGTAATCCAATTCATGATGATATAAAGAAGAGAATATTAGACCAACCACGAATGGATAGGCAACCAGATTTACACATACACTTAGTTGTACCAAATGAGTTTCAACCATTGGGTAAAAAGAATATTGGTATGACGGCTGGAATAGAAACAACTGTTCCTCCTGTAAAGTGGATTGATGGTATGAATCGTATGGATTTAAATATACTAACTTCTCATTTCTCAAAGACTGGGTTTGATGAGTCTGTATTTGAACAAAAAAACCAACAAGGTCAAGTTACAGGTGAGGTAAAAGCTAAGAAACCTATGGAAGTTTTATTTGAGGGTGTTGATACTGAGGTTTATCATTCTACAACAAAAATATCTGATGAAGTTCAAGAAGCATTTAGTGAAATAGATTCAGATTGGAATTATTTATTTACAGGTCATTGGTTACAAGGTAATCTTGGTGAAGATAGAAAAGATATCGGTATGATGTTGAAAGTATTTTTAGAAACATTCAAGAATAAACCTAAACAACCAGGTTTGATTTTAAAAACAAGTGGTGCTACATTCTCTATTATTGATAGAGAAGAGATATTGAATAAGATACGAACTATCAAAGATGATGTTAAGGGTGATTTACCACCAATTTATTTAATACATGGTGATTTTACAGATGTACAGATGAATGAATTATATAATCATCCAAAAGTAAAAGCACATATTTCTTTCACACATGGTGAGGGATTTGGAAGACCATTGTTAGAGGCTGCTCAAAGTGGTAAACCTATTATTGCTAGTGGTTGGAGTGGACAAACAGATTTCTTGAATCCAAACTATAGTGTATTGTTAAATGGCTCATTAACTAAAGTTCCACCAAATGCATTTCCAAAAGAAATATATGTTGAGGGTTCTCAATGGTTCACTGTAAATTATCAAGAAGCATCAAGTGCTATAGTTGATGTATTTACAAACTACCAAAACTATTTGGTTAAGGCTAAACAATTAGAGGCCTTCACTAAACAACAATTTAGTTACGAGAAAATGAGAGATAAGTTAAATAAGATAATTGAACCACTACTTGATTCAGTACCAAAACAAGTAGAGTTAAAATTACCAAAACTTAAGAAGGTGGAGAAGTAATGGCTGAAAAAGTAATAACTTGTCCTGTATGTTTTAGTGGAGATAGATGTTTCGAAGATGTACAAGAACAGGCAGAAAAAACATTTAGTTCATATATGTGTTTTAAATGTGGATACACAAGTAATTCATCATATAAATGGGAATCACAAGAACTCAAACAGGCACAATTGGGTGCTACTCAATTGATGAATGATGTATCATTTTATGATGAAGATAGAGAGATAATGTGGTTTCCATCAGTATTAAACATGGGTTCTCTTGGTATGATTTATCCTGAGGGTATTGAAACCAATTGGGTATATAAGTTTGCTCAAGTAAGAAAACTTACAGAGTTGGAAAAGAAAGACCCTAAGTATAAAGGTCATGAACAAATGTTAGATGTAGAAGATGCCAAAGAATACGGTCAGTACGAATTCTTAGATGCTTGTAAAGATATGGGTGTGATAAAGGATTTAGATAGTGGCTCTTAAAAACACAAGTTGGGATAAAGTTGAATCAGGTCAGATAGTTAACTTCGTTTATAAAAGTAAGAAAGAAAAAAAAGGTACTAAACGAACCGTAATTATTATTAATTCTGATTACAAATATAGAAAAAAGAGTACTGGTAGAATCAAACGATTTGTAGTTGGGTTACAAATAGATATTGCAGGTCAAAGGCCTGTTCCAAAAAACCAATTGAATCAAATATTTGAAAGTTTTGGTGGCATGGAAATAGAGGGTGATGCTCTTGCTGTAAAGATGACAGATAGTGTAAACAAAAATAAACTTGCTACTGAAAAAACATATCAGAAGTTGAGAACCATAGTTAACAGATATGATATGTGGAGAACATTTGATAGAAGAGAATGTGCAAAGAGAAGAGTATATCTTGAAGTAGATTACAACAGAGTACCACAAAATATTATAGACAACTTTCAAAAAGAACAATCAACGAAAATAATGGAACAATTAGAATATGAAAATTAGTTATGGGATTACGGTTTGTAATGAACAGGCCGAGTTGGATAATTTATTACATCATTTATCTAAACACATTAGAGAAGAAGATGAAGTGGTGGTTACACAAGATGTGAGTAATGAACATAAGGGTGTAAGTAAGGTTATTGAAAAGTATGAGTATAGTGATTACTTTAGAAATTTTAATGTAAATACATTTAATTTTAATGGTGATTTTTCTGAACTAAAAAATTATACAAAATCAGAATGTAGTGGTGATTATATATTTCACTTAGATGCTGATGAAATACCGAATCCAATTCTGATAGAACAATTACCAGAAATATTATCAATTAATGATACAGATTTATTATGGGTTCCAAGAATCAATATTGTGGATGGAATAACACCTAAACACATGGAGATGTGGGGGTGGGGTGCTACAGAACAAGGTTGGATAAACTTTCCTGATTATCAGGCAAGAGTTTTTAGAAATACAGAAGATATTAAATGGAAAAGACCAGTACACGAACATATTTGGGGTTGTACAACATACTCACATTTACCACCACATGAAGAATTAACATTAAAGCATGTTAAAGATATTAAAAAACAAGAAAAACAAAACAATTTATATGGCGACATAGTAAGGAGAAGAAATGGCTAAACAATTAAGACCGTTAGATGCAAGAGTAATTGTAGAAAAGAGAAAAGCAAAAGAACAAACAGAGGGTGGTATTATCTTACCAGATAGTATTAATGACCAAAAGCAAACATCACAAGGTGTGGTTCTATCAGTTGGGCCAGGTTCAAGGAATATGAATGATGGTGAACCAATGTCAATGGATATTAAGGTTGGTGATACTGTGATTTACCAAAAGTTTACAGGTATTGAAATGGAATATGATAATAAAGAAGTTGTTATTGTACCAGAGAGAGATATTATTGCTGTGGAGGAAGAATGTTAAATATTGAAAACTTAGAACAAGTATTTCACAAAGTAGTTCAGAGTGATGATTGGAAAGAACTACAAGAAAAGTTTAATGATTGTGATGATATATATGTACTTGGTCATGGTGGTAATTTGGCAGTTGCAGACCATGCAGCCATTGATATATCGAGGTTGAGTAATGGTACAAAAAATGCTCAATGCCCTGGTAGTGGAACCGTAGTTACATCACTAATCAATGATACTAACTTTGACCAATGGATGGTTCAATGGTTAAAAATGGTAACATCAAGTAAAACAGAATCCCAAATGAAGAAATCTTTAATCTTGGGATTTTCTTCTTCAGGTACATCAAGAGATATTGTTAAGGCTTTACAATGGGGGTATTCTAATGATATGCAATTGGGTTGTATAACAGCCAAACCATTAATTGAAACTGTACCTAAAACATCAGAAGTAAGAATGGGTGTTGATTATTATCACACAGCAGAAGTATTATCATTACTACTACAATATGAATTAACACATGGTAGTGGTAAAGTTTGTCCACCAATCGGAGGAAACAGACCAGAAGATATTGCACATTATAATAGTGAGAGAGATGTTCGTGAAATTGGATTTAAGGATGAAACAAAAAACATTGCTATTGATTTTGATGGTGTAATACATAAAAATTCAAAAGGTTATCACGATGGTACAATTTATGATGAACCAATGGAAAACTCTTATCATGCATTAGAGAAGTTATCAATGGATTATGATGTAGTTATTTTTACTTGTAAGGCCAAACCAGATAGAGGATTAGTGAATGGTAAGACAGGAACTGAATTAGTTTGGGAATGGTTAGTGAAATATGATATGGCACAATTTGTAACCAAAGTTACATCAGAGAAACCAAGAGGTGTTCAGTATATAGATGATAAAGGATATCAGTTCACTACATGGAATAAATATTGGGATGATAATGCATGAGATAACTGCTGTAGTACCTACAAGAAAGGGTTCTGAAAGAGTAAAGAGTAAGAACACTCGACCATTTGCTGGTAAGAGTTTGTTGGAAGTTAAACTTGAAACATTACTTTATCTTAAAGATAACACTACGAGATTTATAAAAGATATAGTTGTTAATAGTGATTGTGAAGAATCACGAAGAATTGCAGAATCATATGGAGTACCATTTATAGAAAGAGACCCTTACTTGGCATCATCAGATGCTCCGATAGTAGATTATTGGAAAGAGGTTTTATTAAATACTAAAACAGAACATTCTATGTTATGTCAATGTACAAGTCCACTAATTAGTTACCCAACATACACGAGAGCTATATGTGCTTATAATGGTAAATCTTTAATATGTGTAGATGATGTAAAAGATTATTTATGGTATGACCATGTTACACATGATGAACCACACAATTACGATTGGCCAAACCATCCAAAAAGTCAAGACCTTGATGGACATTTTTATAAGTTGAATTTTGGGATTGCAATTATTTCAAAAGAAGAATTAAAAGAATTTAATAATATTAAAACACCGAATAGTATTCACTATCATTTGAGTGAACATGAGAACTTAGATATAGATAATACTACAGAATTTAAAATAGCGGAGATGATGTATAAGGAAAAGACTGATATAGAGATGATGTATCAAGAAAAGATGATTGCATTAAAGGAGAACAATGATGGAAATACTGAATAGAAACGCAAACGAAGTTACAACACTAAGGTTAGATTCACCTTATCCAGTATGGGTAATAGATAATTTTTTAAATGATATGACACTAAGAATGATACATGATAGATGGCCAAAGTTAGATGACCAAAACTGGCATGGTGGACATGAAATGATTGATGGTGAGAAGAACATACTTGAACAAGGTATGATTTCTTATGATACATCAGATACGAGAGGAATACTTCACGATTTTATAGAATACATTCATGGTGATGAGTTTACAGAAAGATTAGAAGATATTACTGGTATAGGTGGTTTAGTACCTGATTATCATATGAGATGGTCAGGAATAAGAACTATGGTAAAGGATGGATTTCAGGCAGTTCATAGTGATGCCAGAGTTAGTCCTGAAACAGGATTAAGAAAAGAACTAACTTGTTTAATCTATTTTAATGAGGATTGGAAACCAAAAGATAGTGGGTACTTTGAAGTGTGGAATGATGATATGACAAAATGTACACATTCATTGGCACCACTTAATAATAGATTAGTTATATTTCAAAATTCAGATAAATCTTATCATGGTGTACCAGAAGTAAATAAGGAAAGAAAATCTATAACATGGAGTGTTTTAAAAAGCGGTAAAGTTGGTGATAGAAGTAAAGCACTATTTGTTTCACGACCACAAGATGATAAAAAGGTTGGTGAATTAGGAAAAAAACGAGCTCTTGTAAAAGATGCTCACAAGTAAACGGAGTTAATATGAAATATCCAATGTTTAAGGTTCACATTGATACAAAGAAGGCATTAGAACAGATAGAACCAGTTCTAAATAGTGGATTTGTAAATGAGGGTGAACAAGTTACAGAACTAACACAATATTTTAAAGAGTGGTTTAACCATGAAAAAACTATTGCACTTAATAGTTGTACATCTGCTCTTACCTTGGCATTGAAGTTAAGTGATGTAGGGCCAGGTGATGAAGTTATTGCCACATCAATGACTTGTGTTGCATCAAACACACCAATACATACATTTGGTGCAAAAGTGGTATGGGCTGATATCAATCACAATACTGGTAACATTAATCCTGATGAAATTGAAAAACTAATTACACCAAAAACAAAAGCATTATTGTGTGTTAATTGGTCAGGTCTTCCATGTGATTTAAAAAAGATATATGATATTTGTGAGAAACATGGTATAAAGTTTATCCAAGATGCAGCTCATTCAATAGGAGCACTATATAATAATAGTGAAATACATCATTTTGCACATTACACTTGTTATAGTTTACAGGCCATCAAACACATAACAACAGGTGATGGTGGATTATTAGTTGTGAATACTGATAAAGAAGATTTCCAAAGAGCCAAAGCTCTAAAGTGGTTTGGTATAGATAGAGATGCAACCAAAGATGAGAAAGGTGAGTGGAAAGGACAAAGATGGGAAATGGATGTTGTTGAGGCTGGGTTTAAGTTTCATATGAATAACATTACAGCTGCCATTGGATTATCACAAATTCCACACATGGATAGGATTTTAAACAAACACAAATTTAATGGGTTGTTGTATGAACAATTATTTAAAGACCATAAAGATATAAATGGATTACAATATCCTAAAGGTTCAATACCAACATTTTGGGTGTACACTTTGATACTATCAGAACATTTAGATAGAGATAAGATAATACAAGAGTTGAATGATGAGGGAATAAATGCTGGGTTGGTTCATACACCTAATCACTACTACACTTGTTTTGATGATAGTATGGTAGATTTACCTGAAACAGATTACTTTCATAAACATCAAATCTCATTACCTTGTGGTTGGTGGTTAGAGAGTGAAGATATACAAATTATTGCGGAAACATTAATAAGTAAAGTATGAGAAAGATAGCCATATTAGGAAGTAGAGATATCTCAGTAAAAATACTTGAGTGGATTATCAAACAGAATGATTGTGAGATAGTTGGGGTTGTTGCACCAACATTCAAAACATGGTGGGATGATAAACTAAAGATTAGAGCTAAACAATGGGGAATAGATACATTTGATGATATTCAAGATGTAATAGATTTAAAACCTGATGTGATATTCTCTATTAATTATTGGAAGTTAATTACAGAAGAACATATCAATGCTATGGGTGGTAATATAATTAATTTACATCATTCATATAAATTAAACTACAGAGGTAGGTATATGTGTAGTTGGGCTATTGTGAATGGTGAAAGATATCATGGAACAACATTACATTATATTACACCAGAGTTAGATGATGGGCCAATAATAGAAAGTTATAAATGTGATATTAAAGAAGATGATACTTCTGAAACACTATTTAATAGAGTGGAAAAGTTGGGTTATAAAATGTTCCAAGATACATATCATAAAATAATGAGTGGTGGGGTTACTAATTTTATAGAACCACATCCATATCCAAAACATTATGATATAGATTCTAATAAAAACTTGGAGATAGAATATCCACAACCATTAGAAAAAATTTACGATTTTGTTAGGGCTTGGAGTTTCAAAGATAGACCAGGACCGTATTTCACACACAATGGAAAAAAGATAAAGTTAAAGATATGAAAATTACTTACACAGGCCATGCCGGTCTATTGATTGAAACCAATGATGTAAATATATTATGTGACCCTTGGCATAGTGATAATCCAGCATTTTTTAAAACATGGAGTGTTTATCCAGACAATAGAAATTTAGATTGGGATAATATTATTTCAAAAACTGATGTACTTTTTATATCTCACATCCATGAAGACCACTTTGATAAAAAGTTTTTAAAACGATTGTATTCAAAAAACAAAGAAGTAAAAGTATTGATTCCAAATTTTCGTTATGATGTACTAAAAAACAAATTGAAAAAGGTTGGATTCAATAACTTTATAACTAAAGAGTTAAACATAGGTAACACAACAGCCGTAACATATTGTTCGGAAAAAATAGATAGAGAACGAGAAGATAGTTCTATATGTATTGATGATGGTAATCTTACTTTTTTAAATTGGAATGATTCAACATTCACTCCTGAGAACAAAGAGGATATAATGAAGAGATTTGAGAAAATAGATTGGGCTACTGGTCAATTCTCTGGTGCTACTTGGTGGCCTACTTGTTACAATTATACCGAAGAGAAGAAACAAGGTTTTATATCACAATTCAAAGAAAGAAAAGTAAGTCATTATGAGGGAATGATAGAGTATTTGGGTGTTAAAAAAATAATTCCATCTGCAGGCCCATCTTGTTTTTTACAAAAAGATATGTATCATCTAAATTACTTCGATGATAATCCAAGTGTATTTTTTGATTGTTGGGATATACCTGAGTTTAATGATATGAAAGAAGTTTATAGAGTTATGCCTGGTGATGAATTTACTTATGATACTATTCAAGATAGGAAGATTAGACCATTTGATAAAAAAGAATATATTTTGGAAAATCAGTATTCAGTAGATTACACTTTAGACCATGATAAACTAAAATTAATTGATGAACTAATCATGAAAAAGTTTCCAAGTTTATTAGAGAACAATGGTTGGTTGAAAAAATATATAAAATCTAAGATTTATATTAGTGTTAAAAATTATAAATCTTTTTGTTTAGATTTCAGAAAACAAACAGTTGAAATAGTTGATGAACCTGTAAGAAAAGGTGCGTGGTATATAATAAACATTGAACAAACAATAATATATACACTATTAAGTAAGAACATTGATGATTGGGAAAATGCAGCATTCTTAAGTAATACTTGTGTGTTCGAAAGAAATCCTGATACATTTAATCCCTGGATTGTTTCTTTTTTTAGAAACTTAGATAATGGTAGACTTCAAAAAATATATGATATAGTACAATCATCTGAGGTTTTAGAGGGTAAAATGGTTGTTGGTGATTATGAAATTGATAGATATTGTGTACATCAACAATATGATTTATTATACCATGGCGTGTATGATGAAGATGAAAAAACTATGACTTGTTTAGGTCATGGGTGGATATGGGATTTAGAATCGTGTGAGGGCATTAATTGTAGTGCCAAAATCGTATGTAAGAAAATAGTAAGACAAAGTGCTTAAGGAGAAATTTAAATGAAAAATAAAAGAATATTAATATTGGGTGGAACAGGTGCTTTGGGTAGAACTTTACTCGATAGATATCAAGATGATAATCAAATTATGATTTTTTCAAGAGATGAACATAAGCATGTGAATATGCAAAAAGACAAAAGATACCATGATGATGTTCAATATAAAATTGGTGATGTTAAAGATATAGATTCTATTAGAAATGCTATTGAGGATTATAAACCTAATGTGGTAATAAATACAGCCGCATTGAAGCATGTTCCTATTTGTGAAAGTAATACCTTTGAATCTGTAAATGTTAATATTGTTGGACATAGAAATGTTATCAATTCTGTTAAGAGAAGTAATCATCGAATAGAAACACTAATTTTTATATCAACAGATAAGGCCTGTAAACCAATTAACATTTATGGAATGTGTAAAGCAATTTCTGAGAAGTTATATATGGATTATGCAACTAAACAAGATGATATAAAAGTTTGTTTGGTTAGATATGGTAATGTATTGGAATCTACTGGTTCAGTAATTCCATTCTTCAAACATCTTATAGAAGTTGGTGATGGTGATGTATTACCAATTACAGATTTTAGAATGACAAGGTTTTTATTATCATTACCACAGGCTACAGATTTGATTCAATGGTCGTATGATAATCCTAATTCTCATGGTAAGATTGCTATACCAAAAGTTAAATCTTTTTTAATCTCAAACATAGCCAAGTGTTTACAACAACACTATGGTAAAGAGATGAAGATAAAAGAAGTGGGAATAAGACCAGGTGAGAAAATACATGAAGAAATGATTTCATCTGAAGAATGGTTAAGAACAGAAAATCATGATGAGAATTATTTAATAACTCAAGAGAATGAATTTTTCCAACCAGGTCAACCATCTACTATAGGAGTTGATGCTCCAATAGAAATGTATTCCTATAGTTCAAAAGATGATTTAATGGATTTAGAAGAAACTATGAAATTTTTAAAAGAGACTGGTGTAATATAATGTATACAATAAGAGAAGATACAGAGTTTGGGTTGGATATGGTTAGAGGTTTACCAAGAGTTTGGCATTGTGTAAAAACCGAAACACCACATCAAATATTATGTAAACCTGGTTTAGTTGAGATGTATAGAGAGTTTACTGATAATGTTGTGGTTAATAAATCTTGGCATCCAAATAATCCTGATGATTTGTATGGTATTGAAAGACCAGAGTGGACAATGGATATGTGGAATCCACCACCACTAAAAGAAATGTATAAAGATAAGATTGAGTTTGATAAACCAACGATTGTTATTAATAATAAGTTTATAAGTGAGTTATCTTTAAATAAAGTAAATGAAACTTTAGGGAAATATCCAAGTATAGATTTAAGTATGGGTGCTATGATTGAAGATGATACATTTTGTTCAATAAATCATTATAGTATGGAGTTTATTGATAAATTAGTTAAAAAATATTCTGATAAATTTAAAATAATTTACATTTCACCAATAGTAAGTGATAGTTATTTTAAAGACCATCAAAAGATGATTAGAGTAAATGATTATGAATATCTTGAAGAAAATCATCCTGAAGTTTATACTATTAAACAACATATGAAAAATAGAAACATTAGTTATAATATTGCACAATTTGAACTTGAAGCATCATCAGAAAAACATTTAAGTTTACTTGGTGGTAATTGTAAAGTATCTTCATATTTTGGTGGTGATGTTATTATTTACCTAAGTGATATGTGGAAGTATGGTTCACCAGTTCATCGTGATGGTAAAAAAGGAGAAAGAGGAATATTCAAAACAGGTTCTTGGTTACGACACTTATCAGGTGCAAACATTATTCAATGTAATTCATACAAAGATATTTTTAATCATATAGAAACTGAGTGGAAATGAACAAGAGTATAACAGAATTAAAAAACATCCATAAGGGTGAAGATATTTGGATTATAGGTGCTGGTTCATCTATGGATTATGTTGATAAATCATTCTTTGATAATAAGATTTGTATTGGTGTGAATCAAATGTTTCAGTATTTTCCTTGTGAGTATGTAGTGGGTAGAGATTTACAAGTAAGAGTAAGGTGGGATGAAACCGTAAAAGAATTATCCAATAGAAAAGATATTAAGTTTTTATATAGTAGATATCATCAAGGATATGGTGGAGAAAATCCAATAATTCCATCAGATAATTTCTATGAATTTGAAAGTGGAATAAATGATGATATTAAAGGATTAGAGTGTGTTGGTACAGATAAGATGGTTGCAATCAGAACCACACTAAACACTTGTATAAATATTGCAGGTTACATGGGTGCAAAAAATATAATGATATGTGGTAAAGATGAGGGTAAGATAAATGGTAATCTTTACTACAAAGGTTATGTAAAAGATAAATGGCCAGATGCTGGTAATTGGAGTGGGATAGAACATTGGTTGTATCTTACAGAGAAAAACACAATGATGGTTCGTGATAGAGTAAAGGAAGTTTATGATTGTAACATTCATTCATTGAATCCATTTATTAATTTTAAATTAGAAGGAAATGAATATGAACCGACTAAGTAAAGATGAAGTGAAAGAATTGGTATTTGATATACCAGATAAGTTCCAATGGCCTACCACTACATCGTGGAATTTTAAAAATCAATTGATTGATGAATTTTATGGAAGTGATTGTGATGTATTAGAAGTGGGTTGCCATAAAGGACAAACAAGTAAAATACTATCTTATTTATTTAATAATGTTTTTACTATAAATATAAATCCACCAAGTACTGATTTCCCTACAGAAGAAAATATAATTTATGAACAAATGAATTCTTATACTGATAAATGGAAATTTGATAAGTGGAAAAATGTAGATGTAGTTATGATTGATGCTGTTCATCAATATGATGAAGTAAAACAAGATACTGAAAATGCCTTGAAGTTAAAACCTAAATATATTATTTGGGATGATTATGGTAATGAAGAGTTTTCTGGTGTTAAAAAATATGTGGATGAGTTTGTAAAAGATAAATATAAATTAATCCCTATTGGGTTATCAGATGGCGAGTTTTTTAAGGCCAACGAAAAGATAGTTGGTTCAGAAGGAGTTATGATTAAAGTATGAATGCAATATACATGGTGGCAATAGACCACAATAAATCTAATTGGAAACATTCTAATTTTTCACAATACTCTACTAAATCTTGGGAGAGATGGTGTGAGAAAAACGGAGTGGATTTTCATTGTGTAACAAAACATGATGAACGATATGGGTATCCTATATGGAATAAATTAAATGTAGTAGATGTATGTAAAGATTATGATAAGATTGGTATTGTTGATTGTGATACTATGATTAACATTAATGCTCCAAACATTTTTGATGAACTTGAAGATGGAATTAGTGGAGTACATGATGATAGTAATTTAAAATGGATATATGATAGTATAAATAATTATGGTGTGTATTTTGCAAACGAAATGGATTATGAAAAGTACATAAATGCTGGAGTAGTATTTCTTGATAACAAATCATTAGAGGTATACAAACAATTACAAGATTTTTATTTTACATATCAAGAAGAACTTGATAATTGGAATAAGGGTGGTGGAAGAGAACAAACACTATTTAATTATCATGTACAAGGTATGGGTTTAAAGGTAAATTTATTATCAGCAAAATGGAATGTTTTAGATATAGGTAGAAGAGAGTTATGGCAATGTAATTGGCAACAAGAACCACTAACAAATCCAAACAAACCATTTGAGTGGTTGGAGGCTGGTAAGAAACCACATTATGTTAACTATGGTTGTATTTACCACTTTACAGGATTTCCAATTGAGATGAGAGAACAAGTTATGAGATATACATGGGAGTTAGAAAATGACTAATGTAGTATTTTTAGTTGCCATAGGCAATAAAACTGAATATGAAGTTTGTAAACAATCTTGGAAAAAGTGGTGTGATAAACATGGTGTAGAATTAGTTGTACTTGACCAAGAGATACGACCAAAAGAAGAAATGTTCTATAACTTTCAGAGATATTATATGTTTGAATTACTTGATAATATGGGGATTGATTATGATGGTGTATTGACTGTAGATTGTGATACACTAATTCATCCAAACACACCAAACTTTTTTGAAACTACTGATAGAGATAAATTATATATGGTAAAAGATAATGGAAGTTATGATTGGATTATCAGAGGATTAGAGTGGTATAAACATTTATTCACTAACGATGGATTTGATATCTTTGAGTATTCTAATAGTGGATTTCAATTGATGGGTAAGAAACATAAAGATTTCTATACAAAGATGTTGGAGTTATGGGAAGAAAAGGGTGATGAGATAATAGAGATATCTGAAAAATATGGATTGGGTAAAGAACAGGCCATATGGAATTGGATGATTAGAGAACATGATATAGAATATGAATTACTACCATACAAATATAACATGACAAACATGGCTACAAAAGAAATATTAAACATCAACATATTCACTAAGTTAGGTTGGATTTACCACTTTAATGGACTAGAAGGAAAAGAAGAGGGAAGTGTGAGAAGAGTAATGGAAGAAACTTATAGGTATTTAAATGAAATTGAATTATAAATTTGCGATAGGTTGTTTAGTACAATTCTATGAGATACATATCATCAAGGATTATTTATTAAGTGTAAAGAATTCTTTAGAGAATGTAGAAAATAAAAATAATGTTTTGATTGATATATGTTTTAATTTGAATCAAGGATTAGAAAAGGTTGATGATAATAAAACATCGGTTGGTGAACTACGAGATAAGTTCAGAGAAATACTAAAGGATGTATTTGGTTATGACCATCATTATGATGATGCACAAAACTACAATATAAAATTAGTGGAACATGATACTAATGGTGGTAGTTCAATAGAACAGATTTATACTATTGCAGATTATAGAAGAGAGTTTAATGAAAAGTATTGTGAACAAGTTGATGTGTTAATGTGGGGAGAGAGTGATTCACTAATCCCAAAACAAACTTGGGAAATATTACAGAACTTACATTTTGCATCAGAGAATAATGGTGTTCACAAGTATGTTAGTTTCTTTGCTACTTGTAAAATGTGGGATGATACTTGGAAAGTATTAGAACATCCAGAGTTTACAGATAAACCATTCATAGAAATGGATACTGAGAATTGGTGGAGTTTACGATATAATATGAACCAAGATGAAATGGATAAGATTAATGATAGAACTGAAGAATTGGATATACAACAAACAACACAATTAAAGTTTAATGGGTGTGGATTAGTTATATCATCAGATGTAATCAAGAGTGGTGCAAACATACCAAAGAGTGTATTCTTTGTACATGAAGATACAGCATTTATGAATAATTGTTTGATACATTTCAGAAACCAATTACCACAATATATTATTAAGAATATTTTATTGGTACATAACAGAAAGTTACCAAACAAAAGAATGTATATTAAAGGACAAGATATACAAGATGGTGATATGACAGAGATGAGAAAGAAACAATATTGGTTTCACAATGCTGATAAGATGAGTCAAATGAATGCATTCAATACAACAGAACAAGGATATACATATTCATGGGAAGATGTATTTAGGGAGTATAATGAATAATTTAATAGTAGCAATAGATGATGTACATCCAGAAAAAGGTTGGGGAGTTGAGGGTGATGTTCAAGTACAATACCTTGAAAACCTACATCATAATTTTGGAGTAAAGTTTAACTTATTTGTACCAAGTAATTACCACAATAAGTTTCCAATCACAAAAGAGTTTGTAGATTTTTGGACACAACACGATTGGATAGAGTTAAGTAATCATGGACACTTTCATGCTTGTCAAGATAAAGAAATCACAGGTTTAAATAAGAAATCAGGTGAGAAAGTTATTTTGGAACTTGGTGAGATGGAGTTTATGGAACTACAACATGGTGATGCAGTTCAAAGAATACAAGAGAGTTTGAATTTATGGAATGCTTGTGGATATAGACCAAGAGGATTCAGAGCACCAGGTTGGGGAGTGAACCAACAATCAGCAGATGCTATCAGTAGTTATTTTGATTGGACGGCAGGACACAATAAAATAAATTCAGCAATAAAATGGGGATGTCAATTCTTTGAAGGTCATGATGGAATAAATGAATCTGATAATATAAATTTATATGGTAATACATTTATGTTTCAATCACATATTAATGGTACACATAATGAAAATGTGTGGAATGAAGAAAATTTTTTACATTTTGAGAAAGTTTTAGAATATTTATTATCACAATATAAAATACAATTCAGAACAATATCAGAGATAAAATGAAAGTTGCATTCTTTTCAGAAATAGGTAATAACCAAAAATATCCAAGAACTTTTCCAAATGCTCGTACAGAGGTGGCATGGTGTTTGGCACTTGAAGCTCCAATGTGTAGTTTGACTCCATCACAAAAAGAAAGAATAGATGATGATTTTGATTTGGGTATTGTAATTATACCTAAGAATAATCCTGAACTAATTGATTGGGAATGGGTTAGAAGTAAATGTGATAAAGTGGCAGTAATGCAAGAAGGCCCACATTGGTATTTTCAAGACTATGACATAAACAATCAGTTTAATTATTATAATGCTTTGATGGAGGCCGATAGGGTGTATTGTCATAACGAATCTGATGTAAGTTATTATCTTGGGTTGGGTTGTAAAGATGTAAGAGTGATGAGAAGTTTAATGATACCTGCTGGAATATCAAGTAGAGGTGATGATGAAATAGGTAATGGTGGAATAATCTTAGGTGGTAATTTTGTTTCTTGGTATGGTGGATTTGATTCTTATATAGTATCAAGAGAATTTGGATTAAAACTATCTGCACCATCAATGGGTAGAAAACAAGAACAAGAAAGTTTGATAGAAGATATAAACTATCTGCCATATATGAATTGGAGATTATGGATTACAGGATTAGCACAATATAAGTTTGGTGTACATTTGATGAGAACTCATGCTGCTGGAACATTTAGTATGAACTTGGCCTATCATGGAATACCTTGTGTTGGGTATAAGGGATTAGATACTCAAGAAATATTACATCCATTAACTACCGTTGAGATTGGTGATTTAGAAAAGGCAAAAGATATAGTAGGTAAACTTACTAACGATAGAGATTTCTATAAGTTATGTAGGAATACCATTCGAAAAAGATTTATTAATAATTATTCCGAGAAAGCTTGGAAAGAAAATTGGAAGGAACTACATAGATGAAAGTATTAGTAACAGGTGGAGCAGGATTTATAGGAACAAACCTAATAAAGAGATTATTAGACGATGGACATAGTGTAATTAGTTTTGATAATTATACTACAGGTAAGAAAGAAAACCATCAAGAGGGTTGTGAGTATGTAGAGGTTGATATAACAGATGACTATGATATACAATCAGAATTATTATATGAAGATATTGATTTAATATACCACTTGGCTGCTTTGGCAAGAATACAACCATCATTTAAAAATCCAACAAACACTTTTAAAACAAATGTAGTTGGAACTATGAATATAATGAATTGGGCAAAAGAACATAATTGTCCTGTAGTATATGCTGGTTCAAGTTCTAAACATGGTGGTGTATATAAAAATCCATACACTTTTACAAAACATCAAGGTGAAGAAATAGTAGAAATGTACAATAGGGTTTATGGAGTTCCATCGGCCATTTGTAGATTTTATAATGTGTATGGGCCTCATCAATTAACAGAGGGAAATTATTGTACCGTAGTTGGTATTTTTCAAAGACAATATGAAGAGGGTGTTGAACTAACTATTACAGGTGATGGTGAACAGAGAAGAGATTTTACTCATGTGTTTGATATCGTAGATGGGTTTGTAAAATGTGGTAATTCTTTAGTGATTCCAAATGCATATAATGCCATCGTTGATGGGGAAACTTTTGAATTAGGTAGAGGTGAGAACTATTCAATAAATGTTATTGCAGATTCATTTGATGCTGGATATACATACATACCTGAAAGACCAGGTGAAGTTAGAGAAACACTTTGTAAAGATACAAAGGCACATAAACTATTGGGTTGGAAACCTACAATAGATATATTAGATTACATAGAGGGGATTAGAGTTGAAAAACAAATATCAAACAATTAGTTTTATTCAACCTTCAAGGAATAATTTAAAGTACTTGAAGTGGAGTTATAACTCGATTAGAAAGAATCTTGGATACACACATGAAATTTGTATGGCTGATGATTTTTCAGATGATGGAACTTGGGAGTGGATGAAAGAGATATCACAGAAAGATGTTAATGTTAAGATACATAGAAACGAAGGCCCTACAAGATTAGGACACACAATTCTATATGATACATTGATTAATGATTATGCCACCAATGATGTTGTGATGATATATCATGCTGATATGTATGCTTGTCCAAGATTTGATGAACAGGTATTAAAACATATTGAACCTGGTGTAGTTGTAAGTGGAACAAGAATAGAACCACCACTACATCCTGATGGGCCAGAGAAACTATTAAGAGATTTTGGAATAGAACCTGAAGAGTTCGATGAACATGGATTGATTGAGTTTCTAAACACAGAGGTTATGAATCAATATGGTACTGGTATAGTTACAGAGGGAATATTTGCACCGTGGGCTATATTAAAAAGTGATTGGGATTACATAGGTGGACATGACCCTATCTTTGCACCACAATCAAAAGAAGATTCAGACATATTCAATAGATTTGAATTGGCAGGATTTAAGTTCAAACAAACATGGGGTGGGTTTGTATACCATATGACTTGTAGAGGTAGTAGATTCAAAGATGGGGCTATGAGAAATCCAGCAGGTCAAGTGTTCATGAAAGGTAGAGAGAGTGATGAGTGGTTGATACAAAATAAAAAATCTACAAGAGAGTTTATTCGTAAGTGGGGACACTTCGTAAATCATGATGATATGATGAGACCAATAGTACCACCTAAATATGATATTGGTATGGTGGCTTACAATTGTACTAAAGAACTATTGAGTGAATTAGAGCCATGGTGTAGTAAGATATATTTAGATTTGAGTGATTCAGATTGTATAGGTGAATATAAAAAAGAAGAACAACCAAAAACATCTACTGATTTGGATGAGAAAATAAAACTCTATGGTAATAGTAAGGTATCAGAGTTACATGATATTTGTATTGAGTTTGATTGTAATTTATTAAATGCAAATAACTTCCAACACATAGTAAATCTATCAAGTATATTAAAAGATAGTGGACAAGTGGGAGAGTTGGAGTTAGATATATTCAAACTGTATATTAGTAAGTTAGATACATATGAAAAGGATTTAATTCAGTTATGACATACTTCATACTAAATAAAAAAGAATCAAAAGAAAATTTAATGTTCAGTAGTAATCAATTAGGTGAAGAGAGTTTAGGTTCATTTTATCCTGAACAAGGATGGGTGGCACTTATGAATATGATAAACACAAGTCCTGAATCATTAGAGAACTATACAATATTTGATGAAAAGGGTGGTATGTACACCATCACAGAGTTTCTCGATACAATAGAGAAATTAAAAATAAAAAGAGCTTGACTCGTATAATAAAAAATTCGTATATTAGGAGATATCTAAAATGCCAAAACATAGTTGGGAAGATTGGGAAGAACTCGAAGAAGAAGCCTTCCGAGAAACAGTTCAAACAAAGAAAAAACCAAAAAGGAAAAAGAAAAGTTATGATGAAATATCTAATAAAGAAAACAAACATTTTAATAAAAAACATCCTACTCGTAGGTAGTATTTTATTTTTAATAGGGTGTGAAGACACTATTACAGAATCCGAACCATTTATAATGAGTTGGGATGCTAGATTACCTATTGATGAAAATGGGTATTATCATTTAACAATGAACCGAGATACATGGCAAACAACACATAGAATAAGTGGACAGGCTAGTGGTGAAAATCTTATGGTTAATTGGGAATCAGATTTATATTGGGTGTTGGGAGATACACTTGGATATATTGTAAAAAGTGGATATACTGATGAGTGGCAATATGTAAGTTACGACACAGTATATGTTACAGGTTTTAGTGGAGAAGAAGTAAGAACAACGAATTGGACGAGTTATAGTAATTCTAATGGTGAGATAAACAACATGATTGCACCTGTTAAGAGTATGATTGGTGATACTCTAAATGTTGGAGCCTATCTTGATTACGAATTAGTAGAGGTGTTCAGTATCGTATTAGATTAAGGAGAAGAAAGTTGAAATACTACTTAGTAAACAAATTAGATGAGATAACTGATAAAGTAGATATGAGTGATGTTGGAGTAAATGGAGCAAAAACATATTTCATAGGTAGAAAACAAATAGATGCTACCGAGTTTGATAAATTATGGAAAGTGATGAGTAAAGATGAATATGATAAACACTTTAAAAATAATTTACAGAATAGACAAATGGGTAAGATGAAATATAAATGGTGGGAAGAAGAAGAGACTTATTTGGATGTAGATGCACCTATAACACAGAGTAAATCATGATTGAAACAATAATAACAATAGTTTTTGTATATGCATTCTATAGATTGAATGTAAATTTGGATAGAGATATATTTGAACAATACAGAGATATTGAGAGGGATATAAAATAATGGATACATTAAATGTATGGAATGAATTAACATACTTAGATGGAATACTATTCACGATATGGTTAGGAGTACTATATTATGGGAAGTGTTGGATTGATAGTAAATTTAAATAGGAGAATAAGATGGTAGACACAGTATGGATTGCATTCGGATGTGGGTTATTGATTGGTTCTATGTTTGGTATTTTATGTTTAGGCTTAGTAAGTATAAACAGAGATAATAAACATAGAGATGAACTTGATATAGCCAATGGAAGAGTAGCAGATTTGGAACTACAGAGGAAGTTGTTGAAAGGTGAGATTTTTAGATTAACTAAGAATTATAAACCAAGAAAACCACAACCGAGAAAACGAAGAAATTATAAGAAAAATAATTCGAAAAAATAGTTAAATTTTTTACGAAGTTTTGTATATATACTCTATTTATTAGTGTATTTAAACAAGATAACCGAGAAACTAAATGAATCAAAAAGATAGAGCAGAGTTCGAACTAATTCACAACAAAATTGATAATATCACACAATCGATTGATGATTTGAAGGCGGAGAATGATAAACAACATGGTGTAGTACATCAAGATATCAAGTTTATCAAAGAAAATCTATTCAATCCACACGAGGGGTTATGGGCAGAAACTAAATTAAACTCACAATTCCGAGCTGATACTAAGAAATGGAGATATCCAATAGGAACAGGATTCATTGCATTAGTATTCAAACATATATGGGATATGTTCAAAGGAGTATAAAAATGTTACACTAAATAGTGTAACACTTGTAACAAAATTTGACGCTAAAGAAACCATCTGAAATATGATGGTTTTTTTACGCCTATTATTTCCTATCCCTAAATCAAACAATATCAACACATAAAAAATAATTAAAAATAATTCCAAAAAACGGGTAGTTTGGTACAGTTATTGTAACATATAGGTAACAAGAACATAAAAGGAGAAAAAAATGTTCAAAAATCTATTAAAAACATTGAAGAGTAGGAGAGGAAACTCACTTGCTGAATTCGCAGTAACAACAGCCATGATGGCTACCTTGGCAACAACAGCCGCACCTAAGTTTGGACAAGTAGGAGCAGGGGCTAAGGAAAAGAAAACTATGGCCAACATAGATAAGATATTGACTGTTGCTAACAATTATTATAACCAAACATTATCTGAAGAGGGAAAAGGTAGATTTCCTGGTCAAGAAAAATATGATATCCAAGTAGGTGGTATCGGTTTATCTGAAGGAACTTCTACAGATGAAACTCTTGAGGCTTATGTTGAAACTATCCTTGATAATAAAGTATCCTATGATTCAGAGTTAGGTGAGTTCGTATATGTATTCTCACCAACAAGTGATGATGATGATGCACTTCAAGGGGATTGGATGAGTTTAGAAACATCAGTTGGATTCGATGGTAATTCAGAAATTGGTGCTCTTGACTTCAAACAAGACTTTGGTAACAAAGGTATGCAATCACCATTTCAGGATGGTTCATATGCCTATTTAGTAATACCTGGTAGTGGAAGTGGTACATCTGCACAAGCACCAGTAATCGTAGTAATAGATACTGAAAATCCATCTAAACTACACAAAACTTTAGTACCGTAAATCGTAACATAATATCTTGAAAGGATAATAAAATGAAGAACATAATCAAAAACACAAGTAAGGGATTCACATTGATTGAACTTGTAATGGTAACAATCATATTGGGAATCTTGGCAGCTGTGGCAATACCGAGATATCAAGAGACAGTTGATAATGCTGAAGCAACAGCAGAAAAGGCTTTTGTTGATATGGTGTGGGCAGGTTGTGAACAAGAGGCTAGTGAAAGATTGACTGAGTTTGGTCTTGAAGCATGGCCTTATAATCCATTAACTACTATTGGTAGAAGTCGTAACATATCAGTTACATTATTCGAGGGAATACCTGATGAAGATAATGAGTGGCAGTTTCATGTAGATGCAGTTGGGGAACCAGCAATATTTCATCACAGAAGAAATGATGAAATCTATTACTACAAGTACGATTCATTAACATTTGAATTGGATGAACTACCTACTCTATATACCAATGAGTAATTCAATAAACAAGATAGAATTAGGCCTCATCACAGCTATTATAGTTGTGGTGGGGTTTGTTCTCTTTCAACCTGATACTACATATATTGATGATAAACCAACAATGGAAACATTCTATGATTTTCCACTACAGGCGTGGTTGGATACTGATAGAGGTGGTGATGTTGTTAAGGTTAGATACTTGGTTGATAGAACAAAAACTAAATTGTACATGATTGATAAGTATGGTAAAATAGTACACAAACAACCAATATCATTAAGTCCATATGGAGATAATAGAGATAGAATAGAAACTTATGTATGGAAACTATATCGTACAGAGTGGACAGATAGAATTGGTGCTGGTGAATATGGTATAGTGGTTGGTACAGATTACGACCATAGGGGGATATCCATTGAAATCGATATTCCTTAAAATATTAAAATACTTTATAATAATATTCTTTTCACTACAGATAATAAGGGGTGAAGATTCCTTAGATGTTGAACTGAACTTAGATAGTTTGTGGGAAAACTATGAGTGGGAAGAAATCCAAGAAGTTACAGATGTATATGCTGAAGTAGAACAAATCACAGCAGTTGCAGGAGTTCGTGGTTCAGAAGCCAAGTATGAGATACTCAAATATCTATATTACAGAAAATCAATGAGACCAAAAATAGTTGCAAAATAGACTTGACTCGTATATGATTTATTCACTATATTCACATATGAAAAACAAAGGATATATTATGAATTTAAATGAGACAATTTATTTCAAAGACCATGTTATGGGTGTAGAAGAGTTAAGTGCTAACACTCGTGAGATTCCATTTAATCAGTTAATGACAGAATTTTGTGATGACTATGACCCGAATGATAATTGTGAGAATTTTGCTGTGGTATGGAAAGAGTATCATGGTGAACTTCAAATAGAACAAATCTATAATCACGATACAGGTGAGATATATTGGGAAGATAATTTTGATGATATAGATACACCAAGTGGTAGGGATTGGAATCCAAATGATGAAATACTATATTGTAGTATATTAATGTGGGGTGAATTACAACAAACAATAAATTAATTGCAAAAAAAGACTTGACATTGGCGTGGATATGTGGTACTTTATAGTGTAATGATAATGATGATAAGGATGAATTAAGATATGGATATGGGAACTTTTGCTATGGGTTGTATGAATTATGAATTAAATAGAGATACTGGTAATCTACCAGAACACGATATAGAGTTCCAAGCCGAAACAGGTATAGGGCCAACCTATTTAAATGGTAGACCACAAACAAGAGAAGAGCAAAGAGAAGCTCTTGAAGAAGATGGAAGAATGACACCACAAGAGATAACAGAGTGGTTAGATTCTTTGGAAATGTAAAGGAGAAAAATTATGGCTAAAGATGCTAAAAGATATTTTGTAAATGTAAGTTTAGAGATTTATGTACCAGACCAAGGTCTTGGGCCTCAATCTACTAAGAACGAGAACTCAGATGCTGAGTGGTTCGCTAATGAGGTATGTTCACAAATACCAAAGTTGGTAAATGAAGAGTTTAAATACTCAGAAAGACCATACTCTGTGAATTGGGCTCATAAGGGTGAAGTAGAAAGAGGATAATATGGAATTACTACTTAGTTCGATTGTAATTTTATCTCAAGCGATTGCGATAATAATAATCTTAGAATTTATAATTAATCAATTATTTTAAAAAAAGACTTGACTCATATAGTATTTTATGGGTATATTCATATATGATAAATAAGGAAAATATTATGAAGAAAATAAAACCAATACGAAAGAATAAAAAACATACACCAAAGAATGATATCGGTTATGGTACTAAGAAAGAGGCCTTGGCTGAGATTGGTATGGATAATACTGATTTTGATACATTGGATAATATGTTCGGTAATCCTATAGAAGAGTTTGATGATATCTTAGATGGGTTAGACTTACATGGATAATCCATTTAACTCAAACGACCCACTATGGGAAACATCCAAACATATGAATCCTGATATGATGTTAGTGATTATTGATATGGTAGAAGATTGGGTAGTGAATGAGAAACCAGATATCAAAATGATGGATGTGTGTTTTCTAACAAATAACTTTGGGGTGGCGTGATGAAAGAAATATTAGAACTAATTAATGAGATAGAATGTGAGTTAGATGATTCAGTAAATTCTCTACCTGAGTACTCAAGTACTACAGATAGTAGGAGTTACATAGATGGTGCTCGTAATACACTATATGTGTTGAAAGAAAAAGTAGAGGAAATTGTAGAGAAAGCAAATGCTTTCGAAAAAGGTTTAGATTTATATAATAGGAATAATTAGATATGAGTTTTGTAGATTATCCAGAAAAACTAAATAAGATTCGTAGACAACTGAATCATATACTGAACGACCATAGATACTATCAACCAGATAGTTCACGAGAGTTCACTATCAGTATGTATAATGCTTTCGGTAAACGAAAGATAACACCTAAGATGCAAATCTCAATGGATGGAATTATTACTCAATATATTAACTGGCAGAAGAGTGAGAACAAGTTAGATAAGTATGAGAAGTTAGAACGAATAGAAGACGGAACATATAAGATTAACTTAATCAGAACTCTATTGAGTGGTTGTGGATATCAACCTATGTATGTTGCTCGTAGTGAAGAGTTCCTAAGTAGTATTGAAAAAGGATTGAAGTTTAATGGTATGTTATCAGTTAAACAAAGAAAAGCACTGAATCAGATGTACAAAAGATTTAAGGCCAAGTGTGAATCTCGTGGGATACATGATGTTCGTATCGAGATGAAACAAAATAAAGTAAACGCCGATTAATTTCAAAGTTTAGAAAAATTTTTGAACAAAGTTAGAACTTTTTTTGAGAAGTTATATATGTATATATAGAACTCGGAATAAACCAACAAAGTTTAAACGATTAGAAATTCGGTGATTCACCTGGCGGTGAACACCAACATGAATCAAAATAAAAGGATAGTTGTAATGACTCGATATAGTAAAATTCACTTAATAGTGATGTTGTTAACTTTTTTATTTGTAAATAAGTTACATGGCCAAACCGATATAATTCAATCGGAGATTATTCCATATAGATTAGTGCCATCCCAAAATCCAATGTATGGGTGTTGGTTGGAAATTGAGTTAATTGGGTTACCCGAAAGTGTAGCTCGTGATGAAGAATTAGTGGAATCATTATATCGGCTTGTAGTTCAAAAGGAGACGGGAGAGATTGGATGGAGTGTTGATGAAGTGAAGTGGAATGGTAGACAGTTCGTGTTGGTTAAAATCCAAGTCCCATCACCTTATATGATTCAACCGAAAAGTGAGATTCATGAAATCGAGGTGATTGAATACG